ATCAGTTTCACAACTAAATTGAACACCAAGTGTTCTTGCTTTACGATCCCAATCAACAACAAGACTATCAATAGCGATAACATTAGGGATACTATTAATATGGTTTCGCAGAATGGTTTCAACCACTGCCATTCTTGGGTTCTTGATAAGTATGTCTTCAAGATATGGAACACCATACGTTATATCCAAGAACCACTCTCCAAGAAACGACAACAGATTTATCTTGATCTGTTGAGCAACTTTATCTGCACCATCTATAGCCCAAATTGAATACTTAGGAACTTGTGGTGGTGCAGGATTAACGCCAGGAGTAGGCGTAGCTGTTGTCCATACAATGTCATGAGTTATTCTGGATAGAGCTATATCAAAAGCCATTAGACAGGCTTCCCTGTATTACCAAGTCCAGGTTGCACACCAATATGGTTATGCATTTCTAGATTATAACTATTGGCTGGCGTTTGAACAGCAACAGTAGAAGCGTGCATAGTCATCGCACCACCAGCATCTATATTAATGAATCCACTATTCGATGGATTTTGCATACGTAAGTAATTAGCTTTGATAATTATACCTCCATCGCTTTGAATAGTTATAGTTGCTTGATCATTTCCTAATGTGATATTGTTGTCTGGATCAATGACCAAATTAGACTTGTTAAATTTCAATACAACATTCTTATCATGCCCAACAGTATCCTTCTGATTAAGACCAGGAATAGCTACACAATCAGAAAGATCAAATTGTCTTGGGTCTTTAGGAGCAGCTTCATTGCCATCTAACCATCCTTCCAATGAACGTTGTTGAAAGGAAAGTTTAACACCATCACCTGGTTGTAACGGCATAGTAAATGAAGCTTTACCACCTCCTGTTGTTGGCCACATAACAGGAACCTCTACAATCTTAGGAGCTTCTAAAGTATCATCACTAGACAACGATTTAGGAAATGATGGAGCAACAACAGCTCGGTTTCTCACAGCATCATAACTGATTACTTTACCTGGGATAGAAGTATTTAAATCACTGAGTGATGATTCAATCATCAACTGCAATGCTTCTACAACTTCATTATACATTTTCAGAACCTATCATCATCAAATTCATCCTCATCATTGTATCCAGTTTTATGTTCCTCACCCCTCCTGGCGCGGCCACCTTTGGTAGATGTTTGACCGGATAGTGGCTTGGCAGGATCAATAACTTTAAATTCTGACTCCCAATCTCCATCATGTGTATCTCCCCTATGTTGTATTTGTTCACAACGAAAGATGCCTTTTACATCTCTCGTATCCATCTCAACTCTATCACCAGGATTTACTTGCGGCATTAGTAATGTCTTAAATCTCCAACCATCGAACTCTTTCAATGGATCACTCTTAGCTTTAGCGGTTTTCTTCTTGGGTTTAGCGTTACCATCTGACTGTCTACGTTCCCGTTCTGGCGATCCTACTAGACCAGAGTCAGCCGATATAACTATGCCTTGTCTAGTAGTAACCATTCGCTTTTCAATAACTTGAACATTGCCGTTTTGAATAGACCACTCCTGGCCAGCAGCTTTAGTAACTTTGTCCATTAACGTTCTAGCAGGACCAAAGAACGATAAACCGTTCTCCCAAACAAAGTCTATTAAGTTACTAGGCATATTCAACGGCAATCCCATTTTCTTCGATACATCAGTAAGCACTTGCGACGATTTAATTTTCTTATCATAGCCAACTGAAATTGCCGTATCGCGTATCTCCTGGCCGCCATCTGCGAGTTCAAATTCTGTAACGATATCTGGTAAGTCATATCTTGACCATGCCACTGTTACATTGCCATTGAAGATCAGAATAGGTCCATCCTGTTCAGCATAACCAGCATAAAGAATACAGCGTGTATCTGGCTTCTCACATAGTTCTCTTGAAGACTTCTGCATATTCCATATCTGTATCTTATTGCTATTAGGATTTTTCTTAGCAGTCTTTACAATGTCAAACGTTATCCGCAAATCGGTTATCTCAACACCGTTGTTGCCTTGTCCTACCTGCAATCTGTATACACGATCAAACAGCAAGTGCTACATTCCTATATTGCGACCATACGCCCGCATCTATTAGTTCTTGAACTGTGTGATAAACTAATGAGTATTTAGCTGATAAGAAACCATCTTTTGGAACAGGACCGTTTCTAAAATGAGCGGAAATAACTTCTAATTCTCCTGGCGGCATATCGGCATATCTAAACTGCCAAGTCAAAGGCCAGTTAGGAGATAGAGCTATACCATCAACAACAGTAGCATAAGCAGCATTACGAACAGCCATAGACCAATACTTGCCAGACTCATTCCAATCGAGCACAATATAGAACAAGATATTATCAAGCACTATTTCTATCGCCTGACTATTCTCATCAGCAACTTCAATGAGCAGTGGCAAAGATACTACTCCCAAAATAGTTTATCATTCTGCTTGGTGGAACTGGTGGTGTAGGCGGATTAACTCCCCACGGTCCTTCCCATTTCGTTCCTCTAGCCCATTGTCCAGGAACACTTACGTCTTTATTGGATGTGCTATTACCATTGTTTGAAGTTTTCTTTTCAGTCTTACCAGTCTTACCTTTAGCACCATCCTGGCCAGAAGCTTTCTCTGGTGGTAGATCAGTTTGCTTTAGTGTTACCTTTTTAATTTTGCGTAGTGTTGCATTTATCTGAAGCCATTGACCACCAGTGTTGTTACTATTAGAGCGGTCAAGAGTGAGAGTGGTAAAAGCCATTTCTTCATAACGGCCTAATCCAGTAACAACAGTAATAGGCTTGCGATCTTTATGCATAGTTCTAAGCTGATCAATAGCATTGATCAATTTAGAATAACACAGTGGACCAAACTCAACTCCGAATGATCCACCGGAAGAAATAGATTGAGCAATACCAGACAAAGATATTTGAGATGAGCCGGCAGAGATAGCACCAGTTATAGTTATCTCTTCTTGGTTCTGAACAATGTGGTCACTAATTTCCCCATCGCCTGTTTCAATGGGATACATAGTAACTTTACTTGGTAGATTAATTTGTTCAGATACTAGCACATCAAGGAACAAAGCCCCCAATTGGCTTTGCTGATTTTGGAAGAACATACTGAACAAACTCAAAGATCAATGTCCCTTCTTGTTTGCATTTGTTACAGTTGTAGCCATAGTAAGTAATGCCATGCCTAATACATTCATTGCGTTGCAGCTTCGGTTCTGGGCATAGAGGTAACGATTTGTTTGGCAATTGCATCAGACGTTGCCTTCCCTATATCCGTCAGCTTTTGCTGAATAATACTAGCGACCATTGATTGATCTTCTGTAGTGACGGTTATATTGTTCGTTGGACTATGGTTAACAGTAACGCTCTGATTACGGTTATCAGTTGTCGATGGTTTAGCTAATGCACCAGGACCAATTTTAGTTGGGTCTGTTACTTCTGCTCCTGGCGCTGCACTTGGCCACAACCATTCGCCAAGCTTACCCATTCCTGGCTTCATATATTTGAATGATTGGAAAGTATCAGAAAGCCATTTGTCAATACTCTCAGCTGTCTTATCTTGGGCTTTATTGATGCTTGGAAAATGCTTGTCGATATATTGTTGTGTATACTCGAAAGCTAATCCAAATCCAAGACCAGAAGCCGGACCACCAAACTTAGTAGTAACTCTTGGACCACCACCAGCTAAAGGTAATGCACCTTGTCCTGATGGAACGGGTTCAGTAGCAGGAGTTGGTTTTGCACCTTTACCACCAACAGCATCAGCGGCAGGTTTACCACCAGCTACAACATCTTTTGCGGCAGTTAATGCACGGCCAAGCGGCCTTAGTATTGTTAGCCAAGTGCCGAACAAAAATCCAACAGCTATAACAGCACCACCTATTGCCAAAACTTTTGCGCTAGTATCCTCAAGTAATATATTGAAGTCTTTTAAAGCAGCCGACCAATCTCCCTTAACAAGATCAGCAATAAATCTTGGTCCAGCAAATATATCAAGCTTCTTAAAGTTCTCTGTGAGTTGATCGAATGGGCCTACCCAAGAACCAATAAACGAACCTTTACCTTGTATCCAATAAACCAAATCTTGAATAGCAAAACCAACAGCAACAATAGAGGCAGCTAGCAATATCCAAGGCCAATTAGCAGCAAGTGTTGCCGCCGCCCATCTACCTGTCCATATAGTTGCTAGAGTTAACTGGCGAATAAGCCAAGGACCAAGAGCAACAGCAAGAGCATAACCAAGAACTTCTACTAGTTGCTTGATTTGAATGACTTCACGATTGAACCACTTAATGCCATTAACAATTATATCAACCAACCATTTAATGGTTGTTCCTAATATAACCGATACTCTTGTTGTCTTAAGTAGCTCCGCAATTAATGGCGTTATTTGATTGCGCGCATAAGCAAATGCGCGGCCTATTGTATATGGCGCTTTAGAAAATCGTTCATTTAATGCTTCACTTGGTCTAGCCAAAGCTTGCATAAAAACTTCAGCAGTTATCTTACCTTCTTTAGCTAATGCTCTTAGTCCATCTTCATCTGTTTTAAAGTATTCTTCAAGTAAGACCAATGCAGATTGAGAGGCGTTCTGTAGCATTCCAATCATTCTTGGAGATGCTTTACCCATTACGTCTATACGCTCAATAAGAGCAAACATCCTTTGCGATTGCTCTTCAGAAGCCTTGTCTACTCTTAAGGCTTTATAAACGTTCTCAGTTGCTCTAAGTAAATCCTCTTGGGATAACTTACCTTCACGACTGTTCTGCAAGAACTCTCTAAAGGTATCAGCTACCTTAGCATATTCAACACCTAACGCATTTGCTATTTCAAGCGTGCGATCCATCGCAGCGTTAACCTCATCTTGTGGTCTAGCAAGATTGTTTAACTGCGAACGTATCTTGTTTATTTCTTTACCAGTATCTAATAGCCCATCAATAAACTCATAGATTTTTTCAGCACCAAACGCTAGACCCATTGCGCTAGCAAAGCCTAGCGTCATACTTTTTATGCGTTGAAAGCCAGCCTCATATTGATTGAGTCCGGCTTCATCAACCTTATAGCCAAGCGTCGTTATTAATGTGCGAACAATCGCCATTAAATTTTTTCACGCACAACGATAACCAATTCAGAACTAGGATTAAAGCTTGGAAGCAACCGGATTATTTGTGGCGCTAATCCAGCTTGAACAAGGTTTTCAAATTCAGGTTGCAGAAGTTGGTTCTTCTTAAGTATATCTTCAAACGCATCTGCTGTTTGTGAAAGGCATTCTTCAGGCGACATACTACGTTCCCCTTTTAGCTTCATCCATTTCTCTCTGCTCCATAGCGGATCGCATATCCATTAGAGCGTTGAGCTTTAACAAATCAATTACATCAACCTCCCCATTCTTGACTTCGCTAATGCTAACTAATCCCTCTAATATTGGTCGCCAGATAAATATCTCTTCAGCAAAATCTTCACGCAGAACACCTAATGAATTGCCGTGCTTTCTTGGACCTGACCAATAAGGGTTCTGCCTCGCGTAAAAAGATCAGCGTAATTATACCTCAATACTTCAAAGACAATATATACAACATCGTATATACCATCTATCGCCATGTTTAATGCGCCTTCATCAAGCCTTGAAGGTTCAGAGTTATCAATAACAACTGAAACAAAATCAGGGTTCAATACCTTCTTAACAAGATCAACTAGTGAATCTCCATCTAAGCTTTTAGAGATTTGGTTAACAGCAGTATTAAGAGCCTCGGAGTTAGCTTCCGCATCTCTTGCCTCCATGATAGCAGCCAATGGTGCAAGAAACTTCTTCTGAACTTCACCTAATACTTTCAATGAAAGGAATGCATCAAATCTCCTAACGTAAACTCTATTGCCGTTATCAAGTTTAAACTCGTGTCTTGTCGGCATAAGTTATGCCGCCTGTGAGAATGCATTACCACCAATCATATATACAGATGGATTACCAGTATGAATAGCCCACGCGCGCGTAGCTACTTCTTTGCCAAATTCTGCTGTGGCAGGCTTAACAATCCAAGCAGAAGATGCGGCAAACAAAGTTTCACCACACAAGTCTTGCACAAGGATTGGTCCCATTAGACCACCACAAGTTAGAATGTCAGTGCTGAACATAGTAGAAAGAAAGTCATTGGAAATAGAAGTCTGTTGTAGAGTAACAGTTACCGTGCAACGTCTATCTGAATTAACAGCACGGGCAATCTCACCATCAGCACCAACTTGGGTAGTCACGCCATCGTTCTGCATTTCAATACTTACAAATGTCCCATCAGCATAACCCGTCAATGGAACACCATTAAACACAACCAAAATCTTAGCTGCATTGTAAGTGCGAACAACACCATTAGGCATTCACTGTCTCCCCTTATGCTGCGACAGAAGCAACTGGCAAGTTCTCGTAAGTCAAGGTTCCCTGTATTTGCACAACATGAATTGCGCCAGCAAGCCTAGCAGTAAAGTATACATCTTGCAGGATACGTGTTGCCTTTACATTAGGTGGAACTGTAGCTGCAAGTGGAACAGAGATTGTATAACTTGGGATAATGTTACCATCCAGGTCTACTTCTGCCGGTGCAATGCCACCACGGAAGACGCCACGATCCAATGATTGCTGTAGTCTAGAGCGAATAACAGCAATGCCAGGGTCAGTATAAGGAATACGGTTATCAACCAACTGTTGAAAGATATTGACTTTGATTTCATCGCAAAGCCAATCACGGAAACGGATTACATCAATCCATTCTCCACCAGCAGTCTTACCATTTTGAGTAATAGCTATATTGCGGAATGGTTCAAATGTATTGCCGTTCTTAGCAAATACATTTTGTGCTGTTGTCTCTGGCAAGAACAAGGAATCAACATTGGTCAAACGTTGATTAGCCCAAGTCTCCTGGCCCGGATATTTGGTGAAACTCTTAGCAGCGATAGCAACATCAGGAAACTCTTCAGGTTCCGAATGATACCACCATGCGGTCCTAAAGAGATTGGCTGTCTTCAATGTTGCTGCTGTTGATGTAGTATCTGTGCCAGCGGCAGACGCATTAGTAGGATCAGACAAAACAGTTACGAAAATCTTTTCATGAGCCTCAACCCAATTACCGATATCTTCTGCTCTAGTTTCATTGTGAGTTACATCACAGATACCATACCAATCGGAGTTCTCATCAATCAATGCTGACAAGTCATCAGCAACAAGAGCAGCATTGTTATCCTTACCAATGAACAATCTTGGTGGATGTGGGATTTGACTAAAGAATACTTGTGCAGCTAGATAAATTGGATCAGTAGCAACAACGCCAAAATCGTCAATAAGTTGATCAGCATCGGTAATAATATTAACAACACTTCCATCACTGGACGTATACGGTCCGAACAAAAGCAAGTCCGAAAAGTTAAGTGAGGTAATACCCGCCGTCTGTAGAGAGATTTGAACATTTACCACACGATCAATGTTAGCCATTACAGTCTCCCGTTGTTAACCCATTCTCCGAGCAGCCATGAAGCCATGTGCTGTAACTGTGCCTTGGTCAGCGTCAGCATATACACCAAGATATACTGTAGTTGTAGTTGATACACTAAGTCTAGTTGGTGGTAACGTTAATGAAGTCGTCATACCTGCCGATGCTGTAGAATTGGTTGCTAACCCACCATTAGTTCCATCAGGTTCAGTTACAGCAACAGTATTAATCCAACTTCTTACTTCCATGTTACTGCTTTGAGTAGTGCTCTGAAAGTAAGAAGCGCCAACAATATCCCAATCACCTATGCCTAAATCCATAGTAACTAGATCAACCCTAGTTTGATTGGTCAAAGTTATCCTGGCCCCAGGAGCTACTGAGTTATTAACATACGTTCCTATAACTTGTAGTGCTTCAATTTCATCTTTCGCATGTTGGAAGTTTTGCCTTACATCTATTGTAAGAGCTTCACCTTGAGGTGGTTTAGTCGGATCAATTTGACTGGACATAATCCCACCTTGTTGTTTCTGAATCCCAATTCGTTGTCATGCTATCCCATGATGTTTCATTTTCCGTTGGATAAATAATATCTATCTCTTCATGACAGTATACTGAACCTGTAGCTGCGCCGGTATATTCACCATCAATGATAACCTTATTGATAAAGCCAACATCATCCTTATAATGATCAGTATAGTAATAATCAAATTGGTAAATTGATCTATCTTCAAACTGCGAATTGTTCAATAATGCTGGCATTCTTTGCAGCATCAAGCGATTGCCGATAGCAACATCTAATTCCATTTGCTTATCTACTGAAGAGTTACCAGCCAGAGCCATAGCAACTTTGCTGGCTATACGATCAGAGTTAGGACCACAGTAAAACTGCAAGCTCACTGTTGCTCTACGCCAGGAGCCAATAACCTGAAAGCCGTTTTCATCAATGTATGGGTCTGCTACTTCAAAATTAGGAATATCGTTATCAGTATAGTCTATCACCACATAGGGTTTATCTACTCTGGGGGCATTCTGATATGACCAGATAATCCTCAAATTTAGAGCGTTCATCGTATTGATTGTATAGTCTAATAGTTCAAAGATACCGGGTATCATGGAGCGTTCTCCAATTTATACCCTTCAATAAGTTCACAAGCATAATAACGCCAGTGAGAAACTTGGGTCTTCCTTGAACGACTCAACATTGTATAGTCAGACTCACCAAACAAAAGGTAAGCTGAATTATCGTAATAAAAAATATCTCCTGGCGCTGTGCCGCGAAAACCTTCAATGTGCTGACTAACACATTGAAGCCTAGTATCAGTGTATATCTTTATGTATCTAGTAGCTCTTCTGCCAAATGCCGTTGCTTCTATTCGTCCCATATCTAGGGAGGATGGCATTTGAACTGTTGCCATTACAGAAATCTGATAGCCTGTATTATCGTCTGGTATATACTGACCTTCTGACCAATAGCCCATAATCCGCTGAACAACGATGAACGGTTTGCGGAATGAAGTGGTCAACGCTCAACCTCATTTACATTCCCAACTATTTCATAACGAATAGCGCCAACCATCCTTCCTGTATCTATCAATGGAGAACTAGAGCCTTTGATTGCTACTGTTGATGGTGCATTAGGAACCGCCCACGTCTTAGCTTCCCTGATAACCATTTGTATTTTTGCTTGATACCACAAGCCCATATAATTCAACACTTGTCTCACTGTATACTTGCCATCAATCATTTGCCCAACAAGGGTTTCTGTATACTTGTATATAGCATCGCGGTATCTATCTGCCGTTGTTCCCATGAATGGTCTGGCAGGAATGCTATTAGTGCCAAATTCATTGTATACACCAATGTCTACAATGGAGGTTCCATCAGCTTCTTCGCCTCCCATCAAACCAACTTTAACACCCATACCGTTTAGTTCTTTAAAGTCTAATGCAATACCTTTCCAACCCAAGTCTTTGGTTTCAACGTTAGTAACTGTTGGCTTAATGAGTGCGCCAAATCCACCAGCTATTGCTGCCGCTACCATATTGGATACCAAATCCCCATGACTCTTGGATAGATAGCAATAGTAAACTGAATACCATTACGGCAAGGATCACCGTATCTAGTTGTTATACTTCCAGCCGCACAACGCATCCAATACCTATTCCAAACATCCCAAGGATCAGAAGGGGGACGTTTAGACATAGTAGCCATACCAGTCTTTTGCGTCATGTTGGCATAGGTTACTTGTATATCGCCTTCCTTTTCAGAAGTAATTGGTCCTGCTACTGGCGTTGCCCCTCCACTTCCCGTTGATGTTTCATTACGTAGCGTGACAAGGTAAGCAATAAAGTAGGCTTGTGCTATGTCTTGTTGGCCAGTAGGAATGCACCAAGGTCTGGCTTCATCTGATAGTATTGACAACTGCGCCAATACATCAGGGTCAACGTATTCAGGCGATTGCGTATCAAAGAACTGTGGAAAGAACAACTGCAATAGAGGTTCTACTTGCGGCCAGTGATCCGAATATACATACCCGCTCATTTATCCTCCTGGCCGGGTGGCCTATTGCTAGGAGGGCGACTTGCTAGTAACAATGCTAGTATTCCAGCTAATAATTCTGAAAAGATTTCCCTAGCACGTTGGGCAATTTCAATACAACTCCCTACTGGAAGTGTTCCACTCATAATTAACATTATACAACTAACACCACCAATAGTTGCCCATATAGCTTCAAGGGTAATGACAAGGCCAAACAAATAGAAACACGCTCGCAGTATATTAAACGGCGAGCGCATTTCTCTTACTCTAGCGATCCTCTGTTGAATTGAGGATACAAGTTGTCTCCAATCGAAAGGAACAGCAGTATCCCCAATAACTAGGATCATTACGAGTGAAACTTCCTACGCTTGACGATACCAAGCCCTATCAAACCCATGCCAAGAACCGCCATGCTTGTTGGCTCTGGAACATTTATTGTAGATGCAGAAGCGTTACCAACAAAGCTTGCAGTAAAGTCAGCGATAGTTTGACCTACTACATGCAACGGCGGAATCAAGTTAGAGAAGTCAAGATTGAAAGTGCTTGGTGCCTGTAGATTAGCTGGACTAATAACAGCAGAAACCAACGTCAATTGATCTGGTGGATTATTAGCATTAACCACTAGACCAGGACCACCAATGCCACCGAATGCAGCATCAGTAAAAGTTCCGGAAAGGATATTCGTTCCACCACAGTTGATAGCTGTAGTAAGACAGAACGTTCCTGAATAATGCTGAATAACAGCACTACCGATAACTGTTACTGGATCAACACTCGTAGCATTAAGGCTGAAGTCAGCAATTCCTGGCGAACCACCAAACAACTGCGTTATATTTACTACAGCATCATCAATAGTAATAGTTGTTTGAGTGCCCGCAACATTAGCATCACCAACTACAGTGTTGGTTCCACTAGTCTGACCAAAGCTGACAATCTGAACAGCGTTAGCACTAATGGTAAACGCTGCACTAGCAAGCAAACCAAGAACAAGTTTAAGCATTACACATGTTCCTCATAAGGTTCGTCTTTAGGTTTATCTTTGGTGGGGTCTTGGCTGCGCGTGTTCTGTTCCTTGGCCATGTTCCGCTCCCTGTTCTGACTTTTGTTGATTAGGTTGCGGTGGGGGCTGTTGTGGTGTTGGGGTAGGCTGATTCGGAGTAGGTGGTTGCTGACGTTGCTGGGTAGCACTGGGATTTGTTGTGGAAACACGTTCGCTTCCTGTTGTGCTAGTGTCTTGAACACCCCGTTTTGGATCATTAGCTACCTCCAAAGTTTTCTTTTCAGAACCGGGTTCAGCCGGTTCTTCCATCAAGTCTTTTACAACTTGATTTTCCATTACATCATCTGGGACTTCCGTAGGCGTGCCCGGAGCAATGAGAATATTATTCACATTGATTAAGCGTTGTGAGTTATTAACAAGGAACGGCATAGTTAGTTCTCCCTAGGTTGTCTTAGCGCCAAGCAAAGCAAGAGGATAGTAAATCTGAACTCCTGCACTACGTGCAAGACAATCAGTTACTATCTCTAGATTGCGTGCTTCTGGTGGAAGTTGCGTGAATGGCATAACGTATTCATGCACGTAGTTATCAGTAGAGGCTTCCACCATAAGCCCCCAATCTTTTCCGCCTGTAGCTACACCCTGCAATTCCCAAATGTTACTAACAGTAATACCAGGGAAGTTTGCTTGGAATAGTGCAAGCGGAGTAACCGGCAATCCTGCTGTTCCAGTTACAAACTTAGAAGATGCGGCAGTATAGGCTTTCGGTGCAAGGTATAGATTATCAGCAGTATGAATACCATTATTAGCAAGGTTATAACCATTATACCAAGCAAGCAGATTAGCGTAAATCTGATCACCAGTTAGATTAGTCCAATCACCAGTTGTCGGCAATATTTGCTCGGGCACATTAGGATTATTAAGAAGTCCATAGATGCCATAAGTAACATCACCTAGAAGCTTAATTGAATTGATCTTCAATTCAATTGCACGTCTAGCCATGTCAGCCTTACGCTGATCGAGTGCAACACCAGTGGCTCTACTGGCGCGCAATTCGTTTACGTTGTAACCATAACTATCACCGATAGTCTTGACAGTGACAGTCCTTTCCGCGCCACGGACATCAACGCGCGGCAAGTCATCAGCATAGTTGGCAATAACTTTTGCCATACCTACTGAATCATACATACGAATAGTAATAGTCTCTGCCCATTCTGGAACCTCTGTAGAATCAGAGACCAGACGATTGGCATTCATATTGGGAAACAAACGATCGTATGAACGCGCTTTTACGTAGTCTAGTTGGCGAGCAAGCCAAAGACCGGCAAGCGGGATATCTGTTACGTTGATATCTTCACGGAAGTGTTGCGAAATAAACCTATCTGCTACTTCAAGATCGCGAGGATCATAGTTACTATCAAGAGGCATGATCGTATTCCTTTAGGACATTGGGTAATGCATTTCTACAACAGCAACTAATACTGCCGCACCACCAAGCATGTCAAAGACACTAGCTGGTGGTGAACGAAATACTGCATTTGCCAATGCAACATTTGTCCCAACAGTATTTACCTTACCAGTTGAGGTAGTAAAGAAGACACCAGCGCCATCAACAACACCAGTTCCATCATCCACTACGCACCAAGCACGGCCACGCCTTAACACGGATACTGCATCATACTGAGTATAACCACCACGCGATGCAATAACGTGATCATGAAGAGCAATACCCAAAGCCAATGGCGCCGTTCCACCAGGAGCAACAGTCAATGCCGCTGCTCCGGTTCTACTGCAAACAACACCAAATGGAATTGCAATAGCACCACAAGCGAATGTATCAACGTTATCATCCATACTATCCGCCTTCATGCCCGGCATTGCCTGAGCAAAGAAGTAAGGCGGATTATATGGAGCAGAACCGCTAATCGTTTGAGACATTTTAGTTATCCTTTCCGTGATGGAAGATGTTTAGTTCCACGCTTCTTATCAGCCTTCGCAAAGTCTTTAGCTGTAGATTGAGGTATTCCAGCCTTCTTAGCGAACTTCTTACTATGCGCGGCAGCACGCATAAACTTTGCTTGGGCTTTACTCTTACTAGGCATTAAGCAGCATCTTCCTTTTCACCACGGATGCGCCTAAGCATCTTTTCTCTGGCAGTCATTGAAGCCGGTTTAGTATCATCAGTCATTGATCGAACGTTATCCAGCCGATGCATTTGACTACTTACTTTTTTGATTTTGTTATTGGCAACAGTAATATCAAATGCACTGGACACGTAATCATCAGACTTATCATCAAGCTTCAAGTCTGGATTAAGCTTTCCAACAATCTTAGCCTTAACTACCCGGTCAGTATCAGCCTCATCAAACTTTACTTGATGAGATTCAGCCAATGTTTCAAGTTCAAACCTAGCCTTAAGCTCACTCCTGGCGCTGGCTCTGATAGCGTCAAGTTGTTCACTATGCTTTACAGCATCAGTCTTCAAAGTATCACGTTCTGCTTCCAATGAATCAAACCGCTGTTTAAGCGTCTTGATATCTTCATTAGCTTTCTTAAGAGCATTGGCTACTTCAGGTGAAGCTTGATATTCAATTTCATCAAGCCTTACAGCAACAAGCTTAGGGTCAGACATTTCTACCTCCAATTCAAAGGACGTTGCATCTGTTGAGTCAAGTCTAAGTCTGGCATTACCAGCCCTACCTCTGGGGACAACAGCAAGATGGTTTGGTTTTATGTCGCGTTGTATTACATCATACTTTTGTCCATTCCACTCACCAGATGTTTCGTCAATATTGCAGGTATAACCCAAGGATAGTTCGCGTTTACTACCTATCCGTTTAGCATCATAGATAATTACATCTGCAACTACGTTAGCATCTTCCTTACTACCAGGAGATAGAACAGTTCCAACAATTCCATTAACATTATCTTGGTTAACCATATTACGGTGATTATCCGTAATTGGAATACCATACAAACTAGCGAGGCTATCTTCTTTGAATACTTCCTCTTCAGGTCTATATTCTCTAGTGATTTTACCGTTTGGTGTTCTGTATTCAAAGATACCAGAGCGGCTTAATACTGGCCTATCCCGAATAAAGCCTTCAGGCGATACATCAGCCTTTATAGCTACATAGTCATAACGTGATACGGTCATGCTTCTTCTTCCTCTAACATGTTTGCTTCAAATTCCAATGTTTCAGGAAGAATAGGCTCCGCCCAACAGCGACACTGGTAGTCTTCACCAGGATGATTACCATCTGTTTCTTCAGGTGGACTATCCCAAGTATAAGTATTGCCATCCACCATTTCATGTTCTTCTCTTACACGTTCATCGCCTACTGTTCGCCATATATAACTTTCAACACCAACGTCTATTTGACGTTCCTTAGTAAGCTGGCCATTAAGCTTGGCTACTTGATCCCTGGCAATTAAATTTACTCTGCTATCTGCAACATCCATTCTATCGCCAAAGATATCGTATAACTCATCAACCATATCCTCTTGCGATCTACCACTTAACAAGGTGTCTCTTGTTAAGTCTGCAATTTGTCGCATTGCCTTTTCAGGAATATCCTTAATCAGTGCAGCGTTATCCTTAGCCCATTCACGTAGCAATGGAACATAAGTTGATGGGTCTTCTCTAGTAGGATTTACACCATACTGCGAACGTATCAATTGCTTCCATTCATTCTTATTATATTCATTGATCTTAGGACCATAACTAATCATTTGCTTAGTTACATGTTGTTGTGGTCCGACCATATCTTCAGCGATCTTTTGAAATGCATCATACAAATCGTCTTGCCAAGCATCGTGTCTATACGAACCCTGCTTTACTTCACCAGTAGGCAATGCATGGATATTAGCAGCTTCTTCAGTAACATCAGGAACAAGTGGAACTAAATGGCGTCTAATAGATTTACGCATTTCGTTATTCATCCAACGCAACTGGCGCCGGTAAGTAGCCTCAATATGAACAGGATATTTCATAGGTCTTATCTTCTTACGTTTCCTTGGCATTTATATCACACACCACAGACCCAGTGCAGCCACCAGTTAAACGCTTCGAACGTAATTTCGCCGCGCCGCCACAATGCCTCAATTCGTCGGTTGTGCTCGATCAAGGTCATTTATATTCGTCCCATAATCAATAGGATAATTAATATAATAATGATTACGCCTATCAATCCTCCCCCTAGTCCATACGCTGGTGTATACCAAGGTTGACGATATCCCCAACTACCACCAAGAGCAAACACCACTAATAGAATTATGAGCAGAACAACAAGTAGGTTCATGGGACTCTTGCTCCTGGCGTTGTGCCTCTATTAGCAGTGGCTCTTGGCTGTTTGCCAGGAACGTCCATTAGTGTTGTCTCTACACCAGAAGCATATTCAACATCAGTTTCAGGAAATACTGGTAACTCTTCTGAAAAGTCAAAGTCAGCAAACTTGTTAACTATAATCTTCCTAACTTCTTCAGGAGCTAGTATCTCATTCGTCATCAACGCCATAAGTGCATTGACAGTATTAGCTGTTGCTTGTGATTCAGCTTGTTCAGCTTGTGCTTTCTCTAGATCAGTTGGTATCCATAGTGGATTAAATACAATCTTCCAATCTTCAGGAGCTTTACCTTTGAGTGATTTCTGAACCCATAGTATTGATGTTAGTTTTTCTAGGGGAGGTTTAGCATTGACACTTTGGATATGACTTACCATTCCATAGTAAGCTTCTAGATCACCGGCGCCTGTATTGTTCAAACCAGTTGTTGATTTACCGAATAGAATAGTAACAGGCAAGTTGCTTGATGCTGATAGTGCATTTTGATATTCAGTTATCATTGACTGAATACCATCCATGCCAGCATTTAGAATGTTGTAGTCATCACCACCATCAACAACAACAGAGTTTAGATTAGAACGAACAAGATCAACTAGGTTAATACGTTTCTGCACAAGGCTATCATCACCTTGGGCAAACATATCACCTAGCCCTTGCATCTTATAGACGCCTTGTTGTTTCCTTTCCAACAAACGTAGTGACCATTCTAGTCCCTGATCATAACGCATCAAGTCTTTATAACAGGCTTCTAGATTAGAACGACCAGCCCAATAAACTCGGTTATACCAAACTAATCCAGTAGGCATAGGATCGCCACCAACTGGAATTAGTCTTGACTCATGAACAAGTATAGCAGGAGAATTGTAAGGTATTAGTTCGTAGTATTCTATCTTACCGAATGTAAGTGGATCAGTATCATCTATGTAAAATCTATCGGTTCCCCTAATACAGTTTAGATCGAATACTCTAATGTCTTCTACAGTATCAAGAGTATCTAGGTTGAGAGGGTCAGTAAGTTCGCCACCATCTTTAGCGATAAGCAATAGAACAGCAGCGCCATAGAGACGCATCCACTTAATGGCTTCTGCCATTTTAGTTAATACTGATAAGCGGTCATATTCAGCTAGTATCAAGTCATCTTCATCGCCTTCAATTTCCAAACCCCGTTGGAATGCATCATCGGCAGGTCTATCAACTATTTTTTGTGCTAGTCCATTAGATACGTAGATATTAGTTAAGTCATATGTTGATCTAACACGAGCATAGCTTGATTGATATGTAGCTACAGAACGATCTAAACCGGGCGTGTTTAGCCCACTCATGACATTCATGAAGCCGTCATACCGCATATCTTTACGATATACAGTCATTCGGCTAATGCTTTCCAACGATCATAGTTGCTAGTATTGTTTATGCATTCAAGAAATGCACCACTACTAGCATCAACATAATCATCGTGATCACCACCAGGGAATGAAGCCATCTCTAGTAAGTATTGCTTATTCCAGAATCCTTCTACTATATCAACGTTGCCAGCCTGCCATTGTGCAGATAGTGGTTCTGCTCTTGTTGCCTTTGGTCCTGTTTCTCTTACTGCTTTTACTTTAAATCCAGCCAATAGATTTATAAGGCTAGCTGACTGATCTTTTCCAGCTTGTCCTGGGTCTTGTGGAATGACTGTTGTAACTCGTTTATAGTTTGATCTGTCCTGATTAGCAACATTAAGCAGGGTGTCACGGATAATATCTGCACCGCGACGCATATTAATAGCATCAGCAACAACAAAACGTCCATTAGAACGCCTACCCATTAGTATAGACGCTGTTGCACTAGGTGATGGATTAGTTTCATTTGGTTCTGTTGCAGCTAAATCCCAACGCCTAACCCAATGCTTGATATCAGTTGGTATAGCAGAGATAGTCTTAACAACGGTCATTGGAAAGTAAGAGCCTATAGTTGGCTTTATTTTCCAATTGCCATGTAATAGCCTTTCGCGTTCAACGCGATTGAGCATTTCAAGATTAGCACGATAATCAGGATCAGTTTCACTGAGTATCTTATTATCTTCTAGTGTTGCTGGTATAAACGTAAATGATTTAGGCGATGACTTAGGGAATTGGTTAAGTAGCTCCTGGCGCGTTGATGCCCATTCTAACTTAGCATCATGACGAACAAAGTATCTAAGAGCACCAGAACGTTCTGGTATTGGGTAACCAGTATCCTGATCAATATACCATTGAATTAGATCAGCAATCCAAGAGTCAGCATCAGGATTACATGTTGCACGTATATACGGTCTAACGCCACACGTTGAACGGTTACGTGATAGCATATACCAGAATTGATTTTCAGTGAAGTGAGTTAACTCATCATAGCCAATAAGTGGTATCTGCGATCCTTGCCAGTCGTTTACATCACTATCATTGTGAAGATGACTGAAGGTAATAGATGCACCACTAGGAAACGACCATGAGCGATTAGGACTTAACCTAGGAACACCATAGATCGTAGGATACATTTGAAAGCTGGTATCAAACAGTCCGCCTTCATTTGTTATTTGTGTTGCTTCACGTCTGAAGATAACAGCGCCATAGTCAGGAACATGAACGTTACGCGAAGCCTCTAGTAACAGCGCAAACGTTTTTCCGCCACCAGCCGCACCACCATAAATGGCAATATCAGCCTGTGATGAAAGGAATTGCCGTTGTGGTCCTGATTGCGCTCTAAGTGTCAGCTTCCCAATCCCCCTTTTTCATTACGGTCGATGGTATAAATTTATACCATCGACCGTAACAATTATCCAGTGTCGCCTGTCTCCCCATCTATTGTCTTAGCATTCATATCAACATTCATATCAACTTCCCGTCCATTTGATTCAAGAACAATAGCAACGGGATTAGTTGTGTGGTTACTTGTTGAATCCACTCTAATTGCAAGCTGTTGTGCTGGCTTTCCATAAGAGTAAGCCAGTTTGAGTTTCAAAGCTTCTAGTCTAATACCATCTGAATCAGAGTCATAGATCATATAGTCCAATACTTGCAGCATACCTTCAGTATCTTCACGACATGCCGCGCGAAAAGAACTAAATTCCCTGATCTTTTCAAGTGCAGTAACAGGTTCAAATCCATCAGGCATTAGTCAGCCGCCATTGCAGGAGTGATATCAACATAACCAACATACTTACAAAACCAATTATAGATTTCCGTTGGAGTCATTATCCTTATATCATTCACTGAGTAGGCATGACTGTTTATACCAATCCAACTACGCCAAGAAGGAACAGTAATAACTGACAAACCTATTGAAGTATCTCTTCCTGTATACAGACCAAAAAACAAAAAGCAAAGGCCACCAGCCTTTTGCCATTTAGCTAACCATGCACATTGATCGTTCCTTAGTGCATTCAACGTAAACGAACCTTCCAAGTTCACCTTTATTCTTTTTTGTTCTACTGCAACAGTCCTACTATCAGGAAGAACTATTAAACGATCTGGCCAACCTGAACTAGTAGCAGATACGGGACAAAGTATGTAGTGCTTATCAAAGATATCTTTGAACGATGATGCAACATCCCTTTCTCGCACAACCTATGGTCCCCCGAATTGCAAGGATCAAAACCATCTGGGGTAAGAAGCCTTGATCCTCACAACCCGACCTAGGAAGATGTTTCGCTGCCAATCCCATTGACGGCAACGTGCAATTCATATGCTCCTGGCGCTAGGATCGTCAACCATAAATCTACCTAGCTCACGTTTCTGTGACGCAAAAATCTAATTCCAACCCAAAGTTACAGTGCCTCGCTGTAACGCCCATTTTTTCACCTAACAATTTCAATGGGTTAAGTGCGTTACAACGTTACCGCATTTTTTACCCCCTCTATATTATATATAGAAAAAATTTAAAATATCCAATATACCCCAGATGTATTCTATACAAACTACTGTAACGCTGTAACACCACCATTTTTCCCTTACATTTCAACGACTTACAACGTTACAGTAATCCTAACAACAAACAGTTACGCTGTAACGAAACAAACCGCCAGGAGCATTAGTCTTCTTCTAATGAATCAATAAACACAGAGAAATCTTGTTTACCAACATATCTCCACTTACGAGTTAATTCAGGATCAGCAGAATTTCTTCTAACAATAGGAATACGCTTAACAACACTTTCAACTTGAAAATACTTAGGAAGCACTTTTCTTATTTCATCCCTATGTTTAGTCTTACTTGAATTAGGAAACCAAGTTTCTGTTTCCATCCACTGAAGCATTTCATCCATTGTAAATCCATCATCCCAATTTTCGTTATCATGATAAACCATTTGATTCCGATGTAGTTTCAATTGCTCTAATACTCGATCATAGTAATCCGGGCGCATTTCTCTACTAGCAACCATAGTTTTCTGTAATTCTAATTCAGCATCAGTTAAATGCGGTTTTACGCCAATTTCCCAAAGATACTTGGCTTGCGCCAGGAGCATTAATAACTCAGTTTGAATAGCATCAATGTCAATATTAATTGCATGACAATACACTGGTATATACCGAGTGTTTCCCGTTAAATCCATAAAGTATCTACCGCCTTCATTAGTGGTAATAATGAATATTCCACTTCTAGGCAAATACTCAACATCATCGCTATGCATCGGTCTATTGGTATCATTCAAACTAGAAAGGAAAGCTTTAATATAGTTCTGATCTTTTCCTCTTGTTCCTCCCATTTCTGGAAATTCAACAACAGCCTTACCGGCAATCTGGCGTGTTACTTCATAGCCTTCCATATACTTAGTGAAAAAGAATTGATGAAAAAACGATTTATGAAAAGCCAACAAACCACATAGTCTACTCTTACCGCTGTTCTGTGGTCCCTCTAATACAACAACGCCACGATAATCATAACCTGGATCATAGCATCTAGCCATCATGCCTAAGAAGATACTATGACCAGCAACACTAGCCCAATCTTTGTTCTCAACACCAGCGTAACGATGCAAAAAGTCCATTCGATCAATAAAATCCCACTCCGGTAAACTATCGAAATAATCCTTATAGATGTTAATATGATTTTGCCTTGCTGCATAAAGTAATGCATCATCCAATGCGCGCCAAGAGCACTCTCGATTAAAGAACTTTAGTAGATACTGCTTTAGTGCAGACTTCTGATATTTAGCTGTTGCTGAAATATACGTCTTATCATTAACCTTTATCTGTTCTCTTGGTAACTCACTATTCCAAGGTATCTTCCCTTCATAGTATATCTTATTAGAGTATTCATCAAAGTAAATATGTAAATTCCTATTATTCAATAGGATCGTAACAATGTTCTCCTGAGTCGGAACTCTATTTCCCTTATCGTCTCTAACGAATTTCAATCCTTCTGGTATATCATCCCTTACTTGTTCATACATCCTTCTTTCACGTTCCATCTTAACAAGTATCTTAAGCTCTTGTTTAATGGCTGTTTTAACTCTGCCATTAAATGCACTAGCAATATTTTCAATTGAAACTGTTGCTGCGCTAAGATCGCTTTCAGCATCATCAGCTAATAACGTTACAATTTCATTTCTATGATTCATATACCATTGCTTCGCCTCAGAAACATCATCAAAGCCTGAGATAATCTTGATGACTTCTTGAATGTTCATTGACGTTATTCCTTCCCCATGCTCTGTTTGCCAACCTCAATACCGTATAGCAGTGTTTCCATATCCTTTTTAGTGTTTCTATGTCCTGGCCAATAATCGCAAGCATCCATTGTTAGATCAATGGTTTCATTCTCATCAATTAACTGTTGTTCAATAAGCTTACCTAGTAGATACGCAATACTTCTAAGCCCATTATGCCTATCACCATGTGGAAGCGAAGTCAGTTCAATAAGTTTAACTTCCCTAATACGCAATGCTTGTTTCTTAGTATAAAGCTTTTCAGGAGCACCACGATGGTTAACGGTTTCAATTGGAACTTGAACAGTCTGATTAGGTATTCCGTGATAGTCATACCACGCAATACGCTTCTTTACAGGGTCTTCCATTCCATGAAAGATTGGCGCGGCTGTATATATAGGTTGAATAGGATCAAATAAAGCCAAGTCAACACCAGCCTTATTACCATGCAATAGTCTTTTCAAATCGTAATTAGAACAAGGTTGATCTGCCCAAAAGAACATCCTCATTCGTATTCCTGGCTTAATACCAAAGCTTGCACTAGCAATAAAAAAGCATTGCGCCATTCTGAAACAGTAAGGCAATCTAAGCATAATCTCACTAGAATAAGCTTGTAGTTCTCTAATTTCCCCTTCCTCAATATCATCTAACATGCTTTTTGAAATAGGATTGCTGAATGTATCTACATCTAATGCAAACCAATTTAGGTTCTGCAATATCAACGTAGCATCATCGCCTTTGTAGCGTCTAACTACATTGCGAGTTTTAGTTTCATCCTTAACTCTAGCTCGTATATAGCAACAACGTGGCTTTGCTAACATCCTCTTGGACAACAAGTAAAGATCATAGAGATTCCAAATAGGAACCTCAAAGAAATTGAAATACTTTACATTATCATATGGTCGTTGATTACCGTTCGCATAGTTGTGTTTAGTGAGGAACAGTTTAGGGGACGCGGCTTGCGCCACCGTCACATAGTTGTCAGCCAAAATTTGACTTGCGGGAGTTTCGTTCTCGGCGTATATGTTCACGCGCATACGACTACCCTTTCAGTTGTATGTAGTTAGTTCGCTTGGTTATGTGTGACTTGACGTAGGCGGTTCTCCTAGAACTGTTTATGTGTATACGCGGACTTCCTATGCTGTTGTGTTGGCTAGCCTTTTGGTTAGCTATGTGTGCTGCATTGCAAAGACTTAGCTCCTGGTGCGGTCCCTCACTGCGCCAGGAGCATTCTTACAAGAGGGCGATCACGGTAAACCTCATCCCGTCGCTAAGGCAATCGAAAAGATCGCCACATAGCGAAACAATCTAATTGCGAATACAGAACATGGTGATAGTTCAAGCAACTACCGTAAGCACTGTTGATAAACTCTATATCTTATGGGCTTTATGTTTGGTTGCCCATTATGAAGAGAAAGGTAGAACTAAATCACGCTGGCATGTTAAAGAAGAATTTGGGGAAGAGACAATGGAAACATGGTCTCTGTATTGCGATATAGCAGAAGAGATGAAATATCTTGACCAATCAAAGATGAAGCTAACTGCAACCGGCAGAAAAGCAGTCGATAACTGGTCAAGAATAGCAGACAAACTTTATTCGGCTACATAAACAAGCTACCATTCCTTTACCATTTGCATTTCAACTAACTTACGATAGCACTTAGCTGTTATCTCACAATCAATTTGCGCCGAATGTGCGCCATAAAAAATTTCACCGAATAACTGCAAATGCAAATCTTGTAGTGTTAAACGAAAGCCTTGCATCTGTGATGAAATCTCCGCAGTGCAGACATGGTTCATTGGCCAGGGAAACTGTATACTCTTTCCCAACCTGAAGAGTTCCCAATAAATGATTGACCGATCGTAATTAACATTGTGCCCTACTAGAGTAGTGCAACCTAAAAAGAACTCACATAAATTTTTGTATATACTAATGAAAGCAGGACAGTCTTTAATATCATCATTAGTAATTCCATGTATCTTGATAGCTTCTTCTGGAATAGGTATCCTAGGTTTACAACGTAAATGTAGCTTATCAATCTGGTCTAAGTTATCGTCCAGCTTGATTGCTGCAAGTTCTACTAAGTATGGTTGAAACTCCTGGCTTGCAGCCATTGGCGCCAGGAGTGCTGTAGATTCAGTGTCAAAGACTATAGTGGTCATTCAATGCTACTCTCATCTTCATAGCCAACAGCTACATGTTCATCATAGCCAAATACACCACTACCTCTATAATAGTTTGATCTATCATTCATCTTAGTTACGTTATTAGGATGATAGACATGTTCTTCCATTGGCTTTTGAATTATCTTACCACCAACATTTTCATAAGTAAAAGTTGGAATCACTTTCTTAGGCTTGGGTTTTATATTCTTTACTTTAACTGAATGATGCCAGTGCCAAAGTTTCTGACATTGTGAACTACAGAAACGAGCAATTTTCCTTGTTGGATTAAACTCTCTTTCGCACTGCTCACATTTCATAGAACCCTCCCAGAGCACAGAAAAACCATCTAGCAGCAACAAGGTATAGGCGGTTTTGCCGCCTTGTCTAGATGGTTTCTGCCCCCTTCCCGCGTCATCTCCTACCCTTGATCCGGTTCATGGCTCCCCTCTCATGGTTCCTCGGGAACCGGCTCGGTGTTCACCGCTACCTGTTCCGTTTGGTTATCAATGTTCTCTAGTCGGACGTTCATATCTTCCAGCAATTCAGTAATCCTATTGAGTATATCCAGCAACTTATCTAACTGTTCATCAGTCATAGCTTAGTCCTTTCTGTAAGATAGCAACGTGAAGCTTTCATTTTCTACGAAGAACTTTTCAAGAATCCAACTTATCTCACTCAATAGAGGGCTACGCTTATCGCGTGTAATAGCAATGACGTTAGTATTACCCTCTGAAACAACTACCTTCAGTTTTCTCCCATCAATGGGAGACTTAAACTGGTAGATACTCCCTTCCTTGCCTGTTTCAACCAAGTTGTTTTCAAGCGATGTTAGGTTCTGCTTGATCAATGCAGCTTACCTTTTACAATCAAATGGGAAACATCTTTCTCTAATAGGTTTGCATAATGCCGTAAGATGTTAATGGTATCCTCAATCGGCAATGAGGTTAACACCCTGCCGTATTCTGTATTTACTTCCTTGTAGATACAGACCCAATTCTCAATCCTCTCACTATTCCCTAATGCATTACCGATAAAATTGGAAACGTCATCACTCATCTTGTGTTACTCCCCCTGGAACGATCTTTTCGTAAATAGGCGCTAATGCATCAAGCTTGCGCTCAATCACCATCAACGCCAGGAGTATATTTTCCGCTTCACCTTTGATCGTATCCACAAAAGGCATTTCAGTAATATCCCAGAAATTCTTTTCCTTATCACAACTGACTATAAGAAGCTTCACACCAGTTAAAGCAGAGTCTATTGCATACCCCAATCGCCTATTGCGTCTTTGTATTTCATACGTAAACATTGATCAGTCCTTTGTTCCATCAGACCATGACCACGCAATTTGATTTAGGTATTTGTGCATATAGCCACGTTGGAAATTGAAATTCCAAGGTTTCCTATGAATCTTCTGATACGCGGTTCCTAGTATACGCCTTGAATTATCACTGATACGCACATCAGGAAATTCCGATTTCTCCGCTGCAAAGCCAGCATAATCAATTTCCTTTTCAGTGAACCTGTCTGAATTATCCAGTATATACTTAAGCATATCACGGAAATCAGCAATTTCATCCCGATCAATCAGCTTGTTATACGGGATACGTCTTCCCTTCTTGTAGATAATATCTTCAGAGATGAAGTCTTCAAACTTAGGTTCACTGGTATAACTGGTATCGCTACTATTAAAGCCAGTATCGTCTTCATCAAACAAGTCATCAATCTTCTTATCCATTGCATCCATCTTGGAAACCATGTTACGCAATAGATTTTCAATTCGGTTCAGGTGTTCTTTAACAGTAGATTGTCCAACATCGCTTGGCATTGTATTACTCCTATCAGAAAAATGGGTAGGCCAGAAGCCTACCCATTCATTACATTAGAAACCTTCCTCAACTTGTGGTGCGGAAATCCTTATTTCTCCCGCATCAAAACTCTTTTCAAAGTCCTTAGCAGCTTCCCAAATACTTCTACCGTTAGGCAAGTCCAGTGTAGATACCGCCTTACCCTCTTTCATGTTCAACGTGATAACTGGCAGATACCAACTATAAGTGCCACGCTTAATCAGTTCAGTTGTCATCCGGTAAGTGTAGTAATAGAACGGTGCGCGGAACAATCCTTGACTGGTCTTTATCTTAGGTGAATATATAATCTTGCTTGACCACAACTTAGCTCTGGTCAACATGGTTCCCGTAAACGGGAAGATACAAGTTTCAATATCGCCAGTATCTTCATCGACATCATACACATAGAAGTGTCTGGCTTGAACGATACTGTTGCCTTCCATAGTAACAGGTCTGAATGCAGTGCGGTTCTCCTGATCACATTGCATCTTCCAACCTTGTTCATCGGTTCCCCAATCGCGAACAAAGCCACCACGATCAGGCAACCATTCAGTATAATTCCAACAATGAACAAGTGGAATAACTAGCATATTAGTTGCTAGCTTTCCTGTTGCAACATTGCAGAACATACCAGCCTTTGCACCATCTAAATCGTTAAGCTGTGGACTTAGTGGCTGTAGTATCTTCAGGAACGGTATCGTTTGATCCTTAATATCGAACGATTTACTGGACCTGTTAGAAGCTTCAATAAACTCTTCTTCCGATACACCGTTAACCACTGGCAGGTTTTCATCGCTCATTTGTATTACCCTTCGATCTTGGTTGCATAGCTACGGTAAACATTGAAGATTTCTTCCGGTATCATCTCCCCTTCACTGTCCATACTCCTGGCCCAAGCATTCAACGTTTGATAGTGAATGCTCTTCTTCTCTTGATAGTCCAACTTCATACTATCAAGATACTCGGATAGTCTAACGCGCACACTGGCATCAGCAGTTTTAGGTATATACACTTCCACTACGTTCTTAACCATGCCAGCATGGCCATTATCTTCTAACCACTCTTCCGCCTTGTCAACCCTGTCCTTTGGCAACGTGACAGCTAAAACAGGGTTGACTTTTAATTTGTATCCACTTGTCAAACGAAACTCACTCATACCGATATCAACCATGATATCCGGTATCTTGACTTCTGAAAGTTGTTTCGCTTGATTCTTTTTAGCGTTCAACATTGCTTCCATTCTACGTATGTCTTCTTCAAGTATACATAGATCTTCTCCAAGAGATGTTAGTTGTCTTAGTCTGTCATCACTCATTCAGTTTCCCCTTTCAGGAATTGTTGCAACTTACCTTCTTTCAGTAACTCCCTAAAGCGTTCAGCAAGGTTAGCTTTATTCTTTAGAACTCGCAAGATGATATCATCAATCTTACCTCTCACAACAATATCATGGATTGTTACCTTATTGGTTTGACCAATGCGATGTGCTCGATCTTCCGCTTGCAGTCTGTCTGTTGATGAATACGTATTAGAATAGAAGATCATTGTATTAGCTTCATTCAACGTCAGACCTAATCCACCAGTTTGCACTGTAATAACCAACGCTTTAATATGCGAGCCATTGCGCCAGGAGTTCACCTGTTCAAGCATATTGTCTGTTCCGCCAACAATACCTATTGAACCAATACCATAACTGGCTAATGCAGTAGTGACTAAGCTAACATCTTTAATAAAACGGCAGAATACAATGCACTTACTACTAGCTTGTTCAACTAATTCAACAACATAATTTGCTCTGTTGCTCGGTATAGTTTGATCAGTAATATGACCACAAAGAACCTGTTGCAGTCTCATTATTCTGGTGATGGCCATAGTGCCATCCACGATAGTTCCATTGTCTAACTCTAACAGTAAGTCTTCTTCCAGTCTATCATACATGTCTTCTTGTTCTGGTGTCATTGCTATTCTATGTTTTACGTAAACCTTATCAGGCAAGTCTAAGCAGTCTCGTTTACGCTTGTTATAGGCGAACGGTGCAATGGATGCTGCTAATATTTCTTTGTTCTGAAAGCCGATAATTTCTCTATTCTCAAACCCTCCCATAACACAATACATATTTCTAAAAGATGTAATGAACTTATGACCTATAATTTTCCAATCAAGAAATTTGAACTGGGCAAATAGATTATGTATTCCCTCTTCCGCCTCGGAGCCTGTAGCAATCCTTCTGTATTTAGCTAGTTCACCAAGTTTGATTGCAGCTTTCGTTCTTGTTGCGCCAGGAGCTTTTATCTTGTGACTTTCGTCTATACAAAGATAAGTATGTCTCCTGGCGCGTAAGAGCCTTAACAAATACTCTTGGCCTTTCTTATGGCTTAAAGCTTCAATGTTCATAAGGAATACAAGTATTTTTCCAGAGTTTATTATGTCTCTGGTTAGTTTCTCTTGTATTTCTTCTTTGTTCTTTGATCTGAATACCTGAATAAAAATCTTATCCAAGCAATTTGAATGAGTTTCAAATTGCTCAACCCAGTTGGAATGAACTCCATTTGGTGCAAGTATAATAGCGCAATTGATTTTACCTTCTTTTATTAGTTCATCAATTTCATGCACTATTATTGCACTCTTTCCCGTGCCCATTTCTAGGAAATAGGCAAACCCAAGATTACCTCTCGCTTTATTCAAAGCTTCCTTTTGATGTTGGTAGAGTGGTGGCGGATTCATTTCCATCGTATTCCTGCTTTTATATTATGAATTGTATTAGGGTGAACACCATATTTGTTAGCCATATCTACATTGAATCCATAGTATCTCCCTCCTGTTCGTTTTATTTCAGCTTTGATTTCCTCAACCTGTTCTTTAGTCAAAATTGCATTAGGGTGATCCATTCCTTTTAGACTTGGAAATTTCAATCTCTTCTTAGATAAAGCATCTTGGCTATTCTCTTTTCTTGTTCCCAAAAACAAATGATCTAAGTTAACACAATTAGGCTGATCGCAATGATGGCATACGCACAAATCATTTTCAATTGGGCCATTGGAAAATTCCCATACAAACCTAGTAGCAATTAGTTTTTTACCGTTAACGTTTATTCGTGGAAATAATCCTTCATTATAAATATGGCAACCAGTTTCATCTTCTATCTTAGTTCTACTTCTTATTATGTTCATTGCCATACTAGGCGAATTTCTAATAGTCATTTGGGGCGGTTTCTTCCTTCAGTATGTGCTCGCGCACGGCCTTCACCACCCAATGCCGTGCGCGCCGCCCTATGTCGTCAAGCTGATCCTCGGTGTAGGCGGCTGGAACAGCCGCCAGACAGCGACGCGCCAGCCCAATATTAAATTCCCGATCAGTCGAACGCTCGAAAGCGTCAAGCAAGTCTTCCATGTGTTAGGTTCCTTCCAAGCATCTATATAGATTGATATACACTCTTCTAGTTCCTTCTCTTACTTCACCACGAAACAAGAACCAATCCCCTGCTTTGTATTTCTCAGTAATCGGTAAGCCTAAGCGAGTGAATAGCTTTCTGTCAATAGAGGCTGGTATTGTGTCGCTATCATCTTCAAGAACCAATGTAAGCCACTTATCATTAGGCACACGCAAACCATTACGCTGTAATAGAAACCTCATTTCATTAAGGCTTCTAATTTTCCAGCTAACTATCTTGGCAATGAAAGTAAAACTACCAGCAACATCAGTGATATCAACTAAATTCCAAACTCTATGTTTAATTCCGTATTTCTCTGGGTTCTCCAATAAATCTTTAAAGCGAGTTCTACCTTCAAAGACGTTATCATAAGGGGTTTTCCCGTTAGCCAGCTTGTTTGCTTGACCATTCTGTAAAGCTATTCCTTCCTTATTGCGCGCTATAATATCATTGGCATGTCTTGGCCCAATACCGATAACATTGGTAAGACCACCAATCAAAGTATTATTATGAATGGACCACTCTAAACCACTATGCTCTACATCAAACGTCTTGAATTTATAACCCATCCTATCAAGCTCGCGTAGATACTGCTTAACAGCCATAGGATCACGTATATACTTCAATGTAGACAATGCAAACTGTAATGGGAAATGTCCTTTAAGAACACAACACCAATAACTAAGCATTGCATAAGCAACACTATGGCTCTTGTTGAATGCATATCCGCCGGCACTGTTGACTGTTTCCCATATCTTCCTGGCTAATTCATCACTGATACCTTTAGCTTTAGCGCCATCAAGAAACGTTTCATAGTAACGTTCAAAATACTCCAAGCCTAATGACTTACTCATTCCCTTACGTAATGCTGTAGTATCTTCCCAAGATAAACCGCCAATTTCTCTGACTATCCTTAGCATTTGCTCTTGGTAAACAATAAGCCCATAAGTTTCCTTTGTAATGTCTTCCATCAATGGATGTAGTAATTCAGTAGACTTCTTATTCATTCTCCTGGCGCTCCATTCGTGAGCAGCGCCACTAATCAATGGTCCAGGTCTAGCTAATGCTGTTAGTGCAGCAATGTCAGTAAAGCGGTCAACAGAGACACGTCTAGTCAAGCCTTGTAGTGCTTGACCTTCAAACTGGAAGATACCGCAAAACAGTTTACTTCTTAGAACTTTGAATGCAACGTCATCATCAAGAGGATGCGCCAGGAGTTGATGATATGACCAACCAACTTGTTGCAAGCAATCACTAATAATAGTCAGTGTTCTTAGGCCAAGTGCATCAACCTTCATGAGATTAATACTAGCAGCATCACGGTAATCTAAGTGAATCGTGTTGCTTCTAGTATCTCTTGCAACATAATGGTTGATAGGCTTATCGGTTATAACAACACCAGCAGCGTGTATACCGCTATGACTGGCGTGTGCTTCCAGTTGCGTTGCATAGGCTATATTAGGATATTGCTTTACTAATGCTTTGCCAACGTCACTCTCTTCAATAGTATCAGCTATACAAAAGTTGGCTCTGTCATCACCATCGTTTCGTTTAATAATTATATCGCTGATCTGTTCAACTTGATAAGCCGGAATACGTAAGGCTTTAGCTGTTATGTTTAGTGCAGACTTCGCTTTGTATCTTGATATAGTCCCTATCCTGGCAACTTTGTCAGCACCATACTTGTCAGACAAATAGCTGAATACTAAGTCTCTCTTGTCATCCTGGAAATCAATATCAATGTCAGGCAAATCGTAGCGGGTTACATCAATGAATCTTTCAAAGATAAGCCCATGAGGTAGAGGGTCAATGTCAGTGATACCAAGAAGATAGCAAACAAGACTGCCACAACTGGAACCACGAGCAGGACCAACCAACATGTGCTTCTTTGCATAATTAACCATATCTGCAATAACCAAGAAGTAGTCTTCAAATCCTTTGTCAGCAATAAGTTGTAATTCATGATTCAGCCTTGTGTAGTAGTCTCCAACAATTAACAGGTTACGTTGTTCTGCACCCTGTAAACAAAGTTCCAATAACGGAACGGTCTTATCAACTGTAATATTTTTGGCGGGTTCTATAGTAGCAATACATTCATCAGACAAGATGTTAGCGAAGTGTAGATAGATATCTGTTGTTTCCTTTGAATAGAAATACCATTCATCTTCAGTTAGTAAGTGCATTGGGCTAGGACGATTGAAAGCATTGAAGCCACAAGCTATCTCATAAGCTTCTCTGTTCTCTGGCTTGATCATGTAGTTATCAGAAACAGGTATTAAGTTAGTTCGTTCTGAAAGTAGTTGCTTATTAGTTGCAGGATGCATTTCAATGAAAACGCGTTCTGGTAACAGGTGGTTGTTAACACCTAATCCGCTATTACCAGACAGGATTATAATATCTTGTGAGAAGTCCTGTAGCTTGTTCAGTGGAAGTCTTGGATGATAGTAGTAGTTAAAGAACGCTTCTTCTACAGTTGCGTATAGTTCGCGTAAACCGGCATTGCTGCGTGCCAGGAGCGATAACCAATAAAGGTTCTGCTTTCTACTACTTGTTTGCAGACTATCAGTAAACGCTAGCTCAACACCAAAGATCGGTTTAATACCTTTGATCTTACAATGTCGGTTCCATTGAACATGTCCGTAGGTTGAATTACGATCAGTAATAGCGGCAGCTTTACAGCCTATCGTCTGTAGATAGTCAGTAACCGATTCTATTGGTCCATAGGCTGTTCTAAAGCTGTATTCAGTCCGGCATTTTAACTGTGTTTTCATTATAGTATTTCCAGTTGTTCCAAGAAATTGCCGCTTCCATAGCTAATGAAAGCGGCAATTCATATCAATCTTCTGTTTTATCTTCTATAAAACCAATCTCTTTCTTAGGGGGATTTATCAAGCGTAACAATTCTAATGTAGTTGTTATATGATTCACTGTTGACCGGAACGCGTTTATTGAAAATTCTTCTAAGCGTTTTTCCATTTCGACTGACAACAAACCTTCTTCATTATAGAATTTAATTAGTTGCTTTATCAATTTCATATGTCTTCCTTCTGCATAAATTCCATTTTGTTCAAGGCTCTTTCTCATTTTACTATCCAAACCTATTAGCTTCCAGATAACAGGTCTTCTTGAAATACAATCAAGATTAAGTTTCTTTTCTTTAAAATCCTTTATTACATCTTCTCTTGCCTTGCGAACAACAGTCATAAAAGAGGATCGTTCATAAGAATCCGGTAATGGCTCTTCTTCAGTTGGAAGTATTCCATGAATACTTAGAATATCTTGAAAGGCTCCATTTGATATTTCTCCATTATTCTGCATAAGATATGCAAATACATCACGAGCAATAACGTTCGTAAATTCATACGATGTAGCACTCATTTTGTCTTACTCCGTATAGTTGTTTGAGACTTCAACCAAAGCACGGGTATCTTTTACTTCTAGCAAGCCTTTAAGTTCTCTAAGTTTATCAGCAATGTTTCTTAGTTTAATTTCCACAATAGAAGTATAGTCTTCTTCATTTAACCCATTCATTACTCTAATGGTCGTTTTCATTTGAATATAACCACTGACAGCCCTAGTCAATCCTGATTCAATATCAGTAAGGTTTCTTTCAAGTGTAGTCAGCCCATGTTGTCTGGCTAATCTTTCTTTTTCCTTTTTACTACGGGTTAGATTCAATCCTTCTTCAACAATGATCTTTCTAATATTAGTTGAGTTAAACCTCTTATCACTAGGAATGCCAGCTTGAAAAGTTTCACGTCCACTAGGTGACTTCTTAGGAGGGGGAGCAAGTTTATTTTTTATTGTTTCATATAACTTTAATTGATGTTCAACGGATATACTATAATCTTTCACTGCTTTAGTGAAAGTTCTAACATGGTCTGGCTTTTCAAATTTACTGATTGCCTCTTCACTAACAAGAGGTTTAATAGGAGTCTTATCTTCTTTCATAAATGGGTTATTAGTTTTATGCCAAGCAGCAATTTCGCCAGAGTCTTTCATTGTTTCAATTGCTAATTGAATATTATTTATATTTAAAGTTCCATTAAAAAATTTGAAAATAGTTTCTTTTCCAACATTACCGCCAGCTTTAACATCAGCTAAAAGTTGGCCATTGCGATTTGGATCATCACCGCCGATAAAATTATCGGCGGTGTCAGAATGTAGCAATTTCAACATGATATAACCCATCGCCGCGCGGACAGCTTCCGCTATAGCAAAATACTGGTCACGCTTCTGTGTCGCGTTTTCATTGTTCATTAATATAATAGCTTCTTCATCACTCGCATCGCGAATAGTAAAGAAGGCTCCTGTTAATCCAGCACGCTTGGCAGCGGTTAATCTTGCATGGCCAAACATCAATTGAAAATGATTTGGTTTAGTTGGATGTGGTCTAACAATACAAGAGTTCCAGAAACCAGTTTGTTCAACTGATCTTTGTAGAGATTCAATATGGTCTTCCGCTAATGGATTTCTTTCTAAGTCTCTATATGGATTGTTTTCGATCCTATCAAAATCAATCCAACTCATAGCATTAGTCATATGGTCCATTGGTTTCATTCCTCTATAACTATTCCCATTCTACGTAAAGCGGGTATACAAGCTTTACGTATCCTTGCATTTGGTCCCCCAGATCCATATTTATTACTACAATAGCGAACTGTTCTTTCAAACCTAATTGCAGGCAATTTACAACGGAAAGTATTTTTATCAGTATTCACGATGATAAAGTTTTCTTGACCTTGATACCCGCCTAACATTCCTGATGGGCCAGGAGTATTAAACTTCAATGTATTAAATTCTTCTTGTGTAAACTGTATAGTAACTTCTGCTGAAGTTATTCCAACGATCTTCTTAGGAGCATTTCGATTTGGTTTTCGCATCATCAATTTCTCCCAATGCTGTCTTTCCAGCTTCAGTTATCCTAATAGAATTATAATACATACCTCTTTCGTCTTCATGATCCCATTCAATAAATCCTTTTTCCATTAGTGTATCTACAGCTTTACAGTAGACTTGTGCCCAACCAATCGGCCTATTTAGAATAAGCCTTAGTAGCCAAACCTCATTCCTATTTAGCTTGGCTTCCTTGGTCTGCTTCAATCGGTTCTTGTTCGCCGTCACCTTGAATAGTTCCACTTTCTTTTCCTTTGGTTTTGCGTTTCCGCTTACCGTTACCGTTTCCATTTGGCTTTTCTTCCTGTTGCTCATCACCAATGTAGTCCCATCCTGTTCCGATACACTCATGTCTAGTCTTGAACATAGAAAGCTTTAATTCATCTGGATAGTGTTTACTGATAGCCTCATCAATTACTGGTGGGCGTTCTTTAACGTTTCCTTGAATAGAAGGGAACCAATCGGGGTTATACATCATTAACCCCTTAATAGCGATCATAATGACTTCATTCATAATAGGTGTATTTAAGTCACGCTTATTCGCATAACTATAAACACTAATAATATCCCGATAAGCCAAGCCCCATTCATTTAAAGCCCAAACAGCATTGGCGATTTGCGTTCTATGAACATACATATACAGCACGCAATTATCAGCAAACGGGATGTTGGCAGTGTTATCAGTGAACTCTGTATAGATCACGTTGTAAACAGCACCATTGCCTTTCGCCTGCTCCTGGCGCGTTTGCTTGACTGTTTCACGGGTTATCTTTGGATCAGGCTTATCTACCGCTTCCCGCATAATACGTTCAAAGTTTTCTTTGCTTTGTGTTGCTTCATCCCACTTATCTGAATTGATGGTTTCTAGTTCCATCATTTTCTTTACACTGGCTAATGTAAGGATTCCTCTCGTGATAGAGGTTATTATATTTCCATTCGATCCATGCCGTTTAGCTCTATCATAAATAAAGATAGCATTCTTAAGCGTATTATCAGCAACGCAAGTTATTGAAGCTATCTTCTCTTGGGAAACTTGCTTCTTTAATTGATTGTTAGCTATATCATAACAACTAGCCGCTGCAATTGCTCTTGCGCCAGCAGATAAAAAAGTATGAACCGTATTGCTAGAAGCTGTAATTAACAAAGCTTCTTCAGGTGGTCCATTGAATTGAGCTACAGGTAAGGATAATCCTTCTAAGCTTGCGATCCTAGCACGCTTCCTACCAGAGATTAGCTTACCTTCATATTCAATAGCGGCAGTATGAATGTAGCCCTCTATTAATATTCTTTGACGCAACAGGATGAAATCATCGCTGGTTTCCTCTATCGGGCCAAACAGATTAGTAGCGAAGCTGTGGGACTCGTAGCTGCCAGCCTGTTCTGGCGAAACGATGACTATGCTATCCATCCCGGTTCCCTCATTTTTCGTTTCGTTCGATGGTATAAATTTATACCATCAGATGTAATGACTTTTCGCACTGCACAAAACAACAGCGCCAGGAGCAAGTTTCCCTACTCCTGGCGCGGAAGTCAAGGCACAACTACGCTGCTTCGTCTTCATCCTTTGCGGTAGACTCAGCGAAAACGTCTTCCGGTTTCAGCCAATAACCTTCATCAGATTCAGACAGTGACGCATCATAGATCGCCACATAACCCGATCTAATGTCCTGTAGTAGATACGTGGAAGATGGGCCATTAAACCAGTTCTTACCGCCACGGCTTTCAACAACAATGTCCCGTGGATAGTCCATGAAGTCCATATACTCTACAACGCTCATCCCATCCTTGTAGCAGTATTCATAGTTATACCAAGCGTGCGTGCCACTGCGACGCGGATTAGGCTCTTTCAGCTTGTGGATATGATACTTAGCATCGGAAAGAATGTTGTTCATGCCACGCCGCTGAATTGGTTGGCGCGGCTCTACTGGACGAACAGCAATTTCATCCTTCAATGCTTCAATGGATTCTTCATCCAATGAAACACTAAGTATCCTACCGTCATTCTCATCAAACTCGCGTAGCAGTATTCCCTTTTCAATAAGTCTAATATCTTTGGGAATACCTAGTGCAATACGCTTAAGTTCTGGCGCTAGTGTTGTATAGCTAATCGAGTCGCCTACTTCTGCAAGCTCTTTGAACCTACGGATTGAGCTAACTTCCGCTGGCCTAAGCTTGCGTCTTGTGCGCCGGGTTTTCTCTTCTTCACCACCGTTGGCCATTTCATCGGGAGTGTTGGCCATTTGGGATGGGTCAACATTCCCCTGATCTGCCTGCATAGTCTGCAAGTCACTCATGAAGTCTCCTGTAAATAATGTTGCGCGCAAACCCCTAATGGGTTCGCGCTATAAAGATACGCTCTTCCCATTCACTGGCAAGAGTGAAAATCACTGCAATCATAAATTTCATAGCTTGACGGATTTCCCGTCAAGCTATGTGTAATCGAAACAGCAACCATCGGCGCCGATAGCCATAGGCACGATAGGTAGGCGTAGTAGGATCGCGCAATCCGATGTGAAGCCTATCAATCTCCGCGAGCCTGTCAACGGGTTGCGCGCACTGCGCGCCAGGAGTATGATCACACTCACGTTGAACGGGGTCCAACATGAACGACACATCTTAATCGGGTTTCCATTACAACGTATATGCAACCATCATACATTAGTAGATGTATGAGTATATACGCTTGCCTACTGTAAAGTAGGACAGCATGGCTACCCTAATCCTGCTCACGGTTCTGTGAGCCTATGATCACGATTTCGTGATCACTTGCCCCTAGGAGCAGGCTACAGCCCCTCCCTAGGCGTGGCCGCATGTCCCCTAGCTCCTGACCCCTTCCCTGGCTCCTAGTGCCCGTTCCACGGGCCTTCCTGGCCCCTAGGCTCCGCTCCTGGCGCTGGCTGTCAACCCCCCGAGGCTGGCGATCCTGGCTCCTGCCAGGGAGCACAACCATAAGCTGAACTACCCCCTTGTTTATTCCGCTGGCGTTTGGTATAAGGTTCTTGGCTACTGAGAGTTTCAGTAGCGTCTACCTGATCTTTGATAATCGAATCAGACGAAGCGGAGCAGCACAAACGCCTTAGCGTTTGCGCGGTGGCAGTGAAGGCACAACTAGCGTAGCCGACAAATTCCATCGCGCAAATCTGGTTTGTATCTGCAAGCGTAGCGCAGTGATGCGCCATGTCCCCTTTGTCGCGGTTCACACTCTTTGACAATTTAATGGGCTTACGAGAATCAGATGGTTGCCATCAGGCGATAAAGATATCCCATCGCGTAGGTCCAAATTTCCGTTGTTTCTTTTTCTAGGTGCAACGTGGTGCAGCAATGCGCCACGCTGTTTCAGGATGTGTATCCTGACTGATGATTGCGAAAGCATGAAACAGCAAAGTTACCTATGAAAAGGATGTGTATACAAATGAATAGCGAAACTAAGAGATGCAATCTCACGACAAAGCGTGACTTGTTCATTTTCATCAAGACTTGTCATCAAGTCATGATCCAAGTTCGCTTTGGCGTAAGTGAACGTTGGGTAAAGATAAGCAAGCGTGAGGCTATGGATTTGGCCAATGACTTGCCTGATAATACAGCGACATACTGTGAAATGTATTCGGGCACTTTTGGCCAATACGATTTCAAGTCTGGCAATCTTTACCTTGGATGACTGCTTAAGCTCCTGGCGCAACAACGCCAGGAGCTAATCGCTTGATACCAGGATGTGTTGTCCTGGCTGATGATTGCGAAAGCATGAAATCAAGTGAACTCAACCTAGGAACTATGGAAATGAATAAAGCAAGACGCGCAGAGTTACAGAAGGCTTCTGATCTTCTTTCCGAGGCTCGCACTATTCTTGAAGGTTTGCGGGATGAAGAACAGGAAGCTTTTGATAACTTGCCTGAAGGTTTGCAGGATGCGGACAAAGGCCAGACTATGCAGGATGCTATCAACAACATGGAATACGCTATCAGCAACATAGAAGATGCTGAAAGCTCCATCAGTGATGCTGGTGCATAGTTATGAAGTTTGCTGGTAAGGCTCCTGATAAATGCGACGTATGCCACAAAGAACTAAATAAGCGGTTCGTTGATGGCAGAACCATTAGAGGGTATTGGGCTTATATGTGCTCCGAATGTCATACAAACGTTGGCATTGGATTAGGTATGGGCAAAGGCCAGGTTTTCGTATTGACAACCAAAGGCTGGATAAAGATCGACTAGCATTGATGCAATTCAACTAGGATGCTTCACGGTATCCTAGCTTGAATTGCACCAGTTCTAGTAAGGCTGGCATTGCAATGAAGCAATGAAACTTAACCTAGTGAAAGTGAAATATACAATGTCATATACAGTGGACAACAACGGAACCAATGGCGTGTTGCTGGTTTCTACCCGTCAACATCCGGGTGAAATCATCAAGACAGGTGGCGTGCTAATGCCATCAGCCAAGGTCAATCGCAATCGTATTGAGACAACCACTAAGTGGGTTGTTTGCTGCGATGAAGTCAATAATAACGCTTTTCTTATTGGCAAGATCGACAAGGTTCTTTGGATTGGTGAAGGCGAAAACAATCAGTGCGTAGTTAAGATTTCTGAGTATGCACAGATTAACAAAGAAGACGTTTGGACTGACTACGGTGCAAAGAAGTATGCTTGGACCTATCTGGATAACCCAAGCGTATGCAAGATGCGGCCGGGTAAATATCAGTTCTTCCCAATTGGTCGTGTTCCCTTTGGCACGATGGCTAAGACATTCAACAAGCCTGAAGCCAAGCCTGAGACTGCTAGAGCCTCTTCTATTGAGACTGAAGTTAAGAAGTCTGAACCTGTTATCGTTGAACAGGTCAAGCTTGATGCTGGTGACTTAAGAGCGATCATTGCCAAGGGTTACGGCATTGATCGTAAACATGTCATGTCGGCGGAAGTTGTCATCAAGTTTGGTGAGCAGACAGTTACCATCAAAGGATGATTATGAGAACGCTCCTGGCCCAACAGCCAGGAGCTACTTCCCTGATATCAGACTGTGTAGTCTGACTGATGATTGCGAAAGCATGAAATCAGGGAGCCTAGGAAACAAGGAAATACAGATGAAACCGAGTGAATGGAAAAAGTGGAACGATAACGAAAAGCGTGAGTATGCTTTAGCGTTGCGTTCCACTTTTCGCGGTAAACTTGTTATGGGCAAAGCATTGGCTAAAGCAGTAATGGTTATGCGTAAAGAAGAACTATTAGAAGGATCAACCCTTGAAGATATAGAAATGCTTGGCTTGTTATACGAGCCTTGGTTCTCTTATTATCTAACAGAAAGTGAAATGATAGCTGGCCTAGTAGAACTTGCAGAACAGAATGCAGAACAGGGATAATCACATTACTCCTGGCGCACACCAGCGCCAGGAGTAAGCTTGTCTTGATATCAGGATGTGTATCCTGACTGATGAGTCCGAAAGGATGAAATCGGGATAAGTCAATCTAGTGAAAGGAAAACGAAACATGGAAATCAAGCGGCTTCTTAAAAAGATTGAAAGTCTTGAAGAGAAACTTATTGAAAAGATTGAAAGTCTTGAAGAGAAGCTTAGTGAGACTTTGCGTGGTGATGATGAGTTAGAGGTTCGCGTTGATATGTTGGAAGACGAACTTGATGCAATCAAAGCTGCATTGGCAAAGGTAGTAAACAAAGATGCTTAAGACTCTACTGTTCAGCTTCCTTCTTATCGGAATGGCAAATGCAGAAACCAGAATCACCAAAGATAGCATGGGATATACTCATTATTCTGGTGATGTTAATGGGAAGTCTCATAACGATAGTATGGGCTATAGCCATTATGACTTTCATAGTAACGGGAATACACAGCATTGTCGCTCTAGCAGAGTTGGCAATTCGGTAAACTTCCGCTGTTACTAGGAGATTGGTTATGCGATTGGCTCTTGTCTTGTTCCTGTTTGGTGTTCTCATAATGACAGTGTTCATTATGGATACGCCTTATAGAACTTGCTTCCCATCAGCCGTAGGCCAAGAGTGTTACGAGAGAAAATGAGCGACTGGACAAGACTACAGATAGGTATCATCGGTATACTCTTGCTGATAATCCTATATGCAATACTCTAGCTAAACTCCTGGCGCACAAAGCGCCAGGAGCGTTCTCCTGATATCAGGATGTGTATCCTGACTGATGATTCCTAAAGGATGAAATCGGGAACCTAGGAAGCAAGGAAATACAAATGACAAAGAAGTTTGATCTAATTGTTGAGGGTAAGTCTGAAGACATTACTAAGGTTGCCCCACATCTATTAGAATTGAACGGACTTGTTTGGAATGAAGAGTTCCCTCCTGATGTTGTAATACTCGAAACGGTTACATCAGGAAATAACCCAATCGTTCTGACCAAGCTTGGCAGATACCTAACCGCTGGTGACCAATACGGTTATCGTGTTGCAACAGTAGCCAAGCTTGTTAATGGTCAACTTGTGAAAGTGTGAAATGGGGGACTTAATAGTTCCCTTCATCATGATAGCTTTTGTTCTAGCTATACTGATGTATCTACTACTGAAGCAGTGACATGGCTCCTGGCGCACACAAAGCGCCAGGACTAATGTAAGGAAAATACGAATGATTTGGGTAATGCTACATCCCGAGTTCACGCCTGAGATGTTGGGGTTCATTCCAAGTTTCTTGGATGACAACGATCCACGATCAGCCAAGGAACAGATACACGCCAACTACATATCCGGCTGGAACAAGTTTGAAGGTTTCAAGTTGATGGATAACTTATCCCTGATGTATCCAGGCGATCCACGGTTACCGCCTATGGCAACAACTGCTCTACGTGATGAGGTTATTATCTACTACCCTTACTCTTGGGTTGTGATACTTCAGAAAGATGGAACCTATGAAGTAGCAAGGTTGGACTGATGGGTAACAAACTGTTTGACCCTAATTGGGGTGATGACTCTAAATCCTACACGCCTGAAGAAATTGAAGAGGCTAAACGTAGGTTCAGACGCAACGATCTAATCTTTATCACTGTTGCTCTTGGTTGTTGTGGCTTCTTCATTGTGTTCTGGTTGTATATACTACTGATTGTTCACTGATAAAACTCCTGGCGCACACAAGCGCCAGGAGTGACTTCCTGATAAGAGAATGTGTATTCTCTCTGATGAGTCCGAAAGGATGAAATCAGGAACAAGATAACCTAGGAAACAAGGAAATGGATGAATACGCTGAAAGGCTAGAAAAGCTATTTGATGAGTATATACGCGAGCATAGTATGAACCGCTTACTACGTCTTGAAGTATATCAATCATGGAAGAAACTGATACAACTTGGAGAACAACAACTAGTAATGGATCAGATAGATGATGTTGTCATTCATCTTAAGAAGAGAATAGGTGACAGCTAATGCCTCCCTATCCAAGACGCTACGGGATTAGGCAAGAGTCGCCTTGTCCGTGTGGTAGTGGATACACTGCCAGTCCGGTCTATGATGCACGTAGCATCTTTGTATTCTTTGCTTGCAAGAAGTGTGACGCAGAGAAACGCAAAGCCTATAGACCGGAAATCTTCACTGATCCTAACTATGAAACTAGTGAGGATATTGAATGACCAACAGAATGCGTTGGATATTGCTAGCCTTGTTGTTTGGCATGGCTATCACGTTCAGCGCTATCATGGCCCACTATTGGCCGCACAAGGATTGCGTCCAAATGGGAGAATATAGTTGTGAGTAAGAAGAAGCGTAAGACGTTCACTAAGAGAATAAAAGCGTCAAGCAATCCAGGTGGAAAGCGACGCATCATCAAAGCAATCAAAGCAACTGGCAAGAGAACTGGAATAAGGTAGACTATGCTCCTGGCGCACAACGCCAGGAGTGACTTCCTGATATCAGGATGCGTATCCTGACTGATGATTCCTAAAGGATGAAATCAGGGAAGCCAGTAAAGGAAACAACATGAAAAGAGCAAGAATTGAACTAGGTCTAAATGAGTTCAAGTTCAAACCCGTAACTGTATCTATGTTACGGGATGCTGTCTTTGGGCGTAGGATATTCAGTGGTCCTGGCTTTATTGAAGAATACATGCCAAGAGAAACTGAAATCAATACGTTGAATGATATGGCTCGCTATGCTGTTGACCGTGGTCAAGTGATAGACTTTGGTTACTGGCCAAATAGCTTCATTCAAGAGACTGCAAGACGTGTAGGGCGTTTGTATACACAAGGTGCATTGCCAATGCCGTTCACTACGCCTTGGATATTTCTACACTCCTGGCGTGATGAAAAGAAGGAAGCTGAACTTTTAAAAGAGTTCAGGTTGACTGAGAAAGAACTACTAGATGTGCAAACAAGTGCATACCTTATTCATCCAATACCAGGAGAAAAAGGCCAGCATTGCATAGACTTTGAGGGTTGTTGCTTAGAAGGCTTTCAGATAAAAGGTCTAGACTTTCTTGGCGTTGGTGATCGCATCTTCTTTGATGCTGAAAAAAGTCATCAGAGTGATGATGAATACTACGTTCAATGTGTTCCGATGCAATGGCGCTTTGGTGATGTGCTTAACGGTTATCCTGGCATGGAAAAAGTCTATGGCTGGACTGATCCAGAGCAAGCCGCTGTAGGCAATATCTGCGATCCTTTGGTAACAGCACTAGCTTTGCTGAATACCAGAGGCATTGAACAGGAAACCATTAGCGTATCTGAGAGACTGAACAAAGCCAGAGCTAAGAACAAGAAGCCACTTATACCACCATACAGGAAGGTGAACAGTGCAACCTATATAGCTGCACTACGCCACCATGACAGGCAACGTGGTGAACCTACTGGCGATAAGCGGGCATCTCCTGCAATGCACGTCAGGTTGGGTCATTGGCGACACTATAAAAAGGGAGAAAGAACATTCATTTACGATACCTTGGTTGCTGCAACACCAGAAACTAAGGAAGCCTTTCGCGCCGCGCGTAGTCACTATTCAGTTAAGAAGACAACCGAAAACACATAACCCGGCATCCAATACGCCAGGAGCAAGTTCAAAGCTCCTGGCGCATGGTGGCCGGGTATTTTTGTTTTCATTACATTGTTAGTCTATCTTACTATGAACGTTATCACGTCATCGTGACTTGCTTACCCAGGCTGGCTTGTATAGACAATCCAATATGCAGTTATAGCTGCGCCTAGCGCGCTTTTCTGCATATTCGCGCCTAGTGCGTTTCTACCCGTAAAACGTTATATAGCGATCGTATAGAGGTAGTCATGCATTGTTCTTTATGCATGTTGGGTAGGTAGGGAGAACGCTAGACGCGAATGACCAAACTTCCAGATGACTATGTAAATACAGTTAGGGATATCCTTATCCAATTCAAATTTGCTAGGAGCATTGCTCCTAAAGAATATGGAATGCTAAACGATTCTTTTAAATCTAAAGACATTCCATTGATCGCAGCAAAACGAATCATTAGTCATCGCATAAAACAATACACAATGAATAGACCAAGTTACTAGCTCCTGGCGCACAAACGCCAGGAGCACAAACTACTTATTCTTTATGCCAGCATTATGCGTAGTCTCTGACATCTTATCAGCCAAACTACTTTTAGCATCTGACTCGCGTTGACCAATATGTTGCCTGACACTAGGTGGCTTATACAATTTCCTACTGGCCGTGAGTCCCTTCATATCGGGAACCAATGTAGCTTCTCTTAATACAAAAGGCTTAGAGCGCAAGAAGTCTTGCATAACTCTATCTTCTTCTATTCTTGGATCAGTAAGCATTAGATAAGGCTCTGGTGTATTATTTTGATCAGACATGTTCTTAGCTCCCTAGATGATTAAACCACCACGCGATGTAATTGAAGGCTGATCCCCTGGAACGGTAGTATCAGCAGCGCCATTTAAGTTAACAATACCATAACAATCAACTTGGCAATGTCTCCCTCTTGCTGTTCCACTATAAACAGCATTCCAAGCTTGAACACCACCTTGCATCGTTGCTCCTAAGAAGGCTTGGCTAAAGTTAGGATTATTTTGAATAGTCACAGTAATTCTAGCCATTGTAAGGTTGGAAGACCAGTCAGCCATAAATCCCCAACGACCACCACCATATATTGTCCATTTAGTCGCCGCCGCTTGCCACGGCCAAACAACACCGCTTAATCCTGCTCTTGCTAACATCTGGCTACATGGCCCCATAGCAACATTATCAATTGCAATAATACCACCTTGGTCAGCATTAAAGCCAACGCCCCAAGTTTCATAATCAACTGTATCTGTTCCGACAGCCTCTACTGATACGCCTTGAATATAAAGAGCACCACCATAATATATACTGACACAAACACCATTAATATTTTTAACCAAATAACTTCTTGGGTTAGCTTTATCACCATTAAGAATTATTGGTCCTGTTGTCCCAACATAAATGCCAAAAGGATCATACGTCCCAGGAGCAAGTTGCAAGGTAATTGTTTGATAAGCCTGTTCTATGTGTTGTGCAATCCAAATCATTGCGTGTTGTATTGTTCGCCAAGGTTTAGCTTGTTCACCAGTTCCCGTAGTATCATTACCGTTGGTAACATCAATGTAGAACGTAGTTGGGCCTAATAGAAGAATACGCAACTTACCTTCAATGGCTCTAAGCAATTGAGTTAAGTCATCAGAATCAGGAACCATATTAGCAGACGATATAACGTTGGCTACCTGACCGTATAGCCAATTGTCTTTATCATCACTCCATTGATTTATACTGTTAAACTGTTCAACAGTTGGTGGGGCTTGTCCAATATAAGCCCATCCAGCGTCAGCTTGTGCAACAGTAGGGTCATCAGTTAAACCTTGTGTAGCCCAACTTTCTCCGAAACGATCAAACCATGTAGGCATTATTGTTTACTCCTGGCGTGTGGGTTATAGGTCTGCTGAAAAGTCAATATAAGCTGGTAGTGATCCATCAGAAGCTACAGGAACTGCCGCCCAATTGGCTCCTGTGCTTCCACCTGTTGCTGCAAAATGCATCCAAGCTGCATTAGTGCTAGCTCCTACAGATACATTGCTGCAAGCAAGTCCTGCAACTGTGAATGTGTTAGGAGCAGACATTGTTGTAGTTGGAACGGCACGTTTAGTTACTTTATATGGAACCATTATAAAGTAAGCTGTTACTGGTGATGATACTGTCTGAACTGTTCCAACTCCTAATCCTTCATTTAGAAGTAATGACTTACGTTCAAAGAACCGTTGACAGTTAGATAATTCAATTCTTGGGTCTAACTTTTCTAGTGGCGTCATAGTAGAGCCAATTTCTAATTGAACACCCCACAAATATATCGTTGCTGTTTGAACGCCAACGCCACCTGATCTACTTGTATAACCACTACCATTAGACAACCAAAAATTTAATTGAGTTAGATCACCTGCATTAATTGTTTTACCTGAAACACTAGGCAAAGTTATTGTTGTGCTAAACCTTGTTGGAGTAGCCATTACTAAATTGAATGCACGACTGCCATTGCCAACAACTGCCGCTGATCCACCAGAGCCAAACTGTTGTTCTAGTTCTACGCCTATCTTCATATTACTTTGATCAGACCAAGACCAAAAAGATAAAGTAATTGTCTTACCAGATAACCTTCTTACGTTTTCAATCTTTTGCATTAGGAGAGAATAGTCATTAACGCCAGAAGTTCCAGCCACATTGTTTATCATAATATATTGACAGGCTTCATCTCCAAATGCTCCTGCCGCTGTGTTAGGTGGCATAGCTCCAACAGAAGCAGTATAGGTTCCACCACTAAATCCCATATACCAACGATCAGAAGTATATACTCCTGATGTAGTCCAGCTACCTAAGCCGCGTTGATTAATATTAAACATACTATTATGAATTAGATTACGGCCAATGTTATTATACAATGGCGCTACGCTGTTAACTTGACCAGCAACGCTAGCCCACTTAGTGCCATCCCATTGAACAGCAGCGCCATTAGGTTCTATAACTTGTTGGCCTATAGTTGGGCTACTCGGAAAGTCAAACATTGCTATCTCCTATAGGTCTGCTGAGAATGCTGATGTGCCAGTCGTTTGAATTTGAAATGCACCACCAGCGGCATTGGTTGCTGAAAAAGTATAACCGAAAGGTGTCGTCTGAAGAGCACTAATAGCGTTGTTATTAATTCCACTAAATGCAACGCTGGCTGTTGGAGTTGCCCTCATATAGATTGAAAATAGTATAGTTCCAAAGACACTTAATGAAGCAGCATTAGGATGGTATCCTGAAGCCATAGCATTTTGTGCCGTTGTATAGAAAAATCTTTGACAGTGGCGTAAGTCATCTTCATATGGAATTTTTTCAAATTGTGTAGCTACAGAACCGATTTCTAATTGAACGCCCCATAACCAAATAGCACCAGATTGAATAGGAGTATTGCCTGATCTTACTGCATAGCTAGAACCTGCCGAAAGCCAAAACGTCAAATGTGTGCAATCGTTACCAGCCGTGCCTAGTGTCTTTCCTGCTATGGATGGCAAGACAAAGGTCAGGGTGTATCTGGCAAATGCTGATGAGCTAAGAGTGACAGATTGACCGTCAAGTAGAACAGTAGCAGATGGAGAACCACCACCTCCAAAGAATTGATTAAATGAAACACCAAGTTTTAATGCTGTGCCTGCTGTTGCCCAAAAGGAAACAGTTACAGTCTTATTCGCTAGTCGTCTAACACCTTCAATATATTGAGTAAGCAGAATACCATTACCTGCACCAGCGCCGCCAGTAAAACTATTTAAGAGCATAACAGAAGCTGATTCATCACCAATTGCATAACGATTACCGTCACTAACAGCAGCTACCGAAATTGAATTGCTATCTCCTGCCGCTATACAGGAAGCTATCCAACGATCAGAAGTATAGGCAGAACCAACGCCAATGCTAAATGGTCCAGTTCCACGCTGGTTAACAGAGAATGTGCTATTGTGAACAAAGTTTCTTCCAACGTTACCTTGTAGTTGTGACGTTCCTATATCTGACCATTGGCCATTTCTCCTGGCGTAGTAGTTGCTGTTACTTGGAGCCTCACCAACACTTGCCGGAATAGCAACAGCAGGAACCCATTGACTAGAGTTACCATCGTTGTAGTAAACAAACAACTGACAACTTACGCTATCCCACCATGACGCGCCAGGAGTAGGGTTGCTTGGTGGCGTATCACCAGTATAACAGTATGGCGCTGTTGGCGTTTGACCTGCAACCCACTTAACGCCATCCCATTTCCTTACTGTGCCATCAGGCATAGTAACTATTTGATTGGTAGTAGGCGCATTAGGAAAATCAAAAGCCATTATAGACTCTCTGTTTTTGGAGTGGCGGGAGCTTGATAGTCTTCAATATCATGTTGCTTTTCTTGTATATCAGCAAACTCTCTATTAGCAGGATCGTTAGGAACGAACATAACAATTGGACCTGTAAAGTTACCCAACGTCTCCCCTTCATCAAGGTCAACTTGAATAACTGTCCGCTCTTCATTGCTGTAGAACAGTTTCATGGCTATCTCCTAACCTTGGGTATGCGACGTTTAGCTATTACTCTAACAACAGCCCAATTATCTTCTACCCTTGGACTGTTGCTTGATGAGTATTTCCTGACTTCAGTATCCATCCAAGAACTAGCAGTATCCAAGCCACTGACTAATAGGCCAGCGTTCTGTGCTTGGATAAGTGCCGCTCTATGGTTACTTGGATACGTTAGATCAGTAACAGGTTGCGAGAATACATTTAAGTTATCCGCTTGTGTCCATTTCTCCGGATATACCATCTTATTGCCTGCCATCATTTGCTGCCAAGAAGTATGCTTCTTGCCGTATACATAAGCGTTGATGTTATGGGCTTTAGGAGTAGTTCTCGAAACACCCCAAGTTAAACCATCAATAGTATCAGTAAGTATCATTGCTTCACCGTCAATCGTGACACTTTCTCCTGGTGCGAAGGTATCTTTGTATTGAAGCCTGATAGTATCATCTGTTGTTGTCATAGCAACAGCAAGAGCACCAGCATTGTTGTAGCGGATATGGTAAGGCGAAGGATAAGCTCTAGCATATCCGCTTGTTGCAATGGCTCTATCTATTAGATTCTTTATCAACCACTCTGCTACAATGCGCCAATTGTCAAAGCCAGCAGATACCATCCAAGCAAGAGCCAAACCAGTATAGTTTGTCTGCCAGACGTGGGAACCTGTATTGGGAGGGTCTTTAGTAGAAGCTTGACCAGTGTCACACATATCATGGAATACATAGTTCCAAGGATTGGAAGATGTATCATTGACATGCTTCATAGCAATAGTGCGTTGCTGTTCAAGCATCTCCGCAAAATGGCTACGTGGCATTAGCCAATTAGGAACGTTATCAGGAGTAATCAAATAAGTTTGCGCTGTTGTTCTTAGTGGCCAAGCAAAGTATCTACCTCTATCAGACCACCTTGAATTAGGTGGTTGCTTTAATGGAATATGGTTTGTAAGAAACTGTTGTTCTTCCAAATAGTATGGATCACCAGTCAGTAGATACGGAATGTAAGTCAGAGATGGATGATGCCCACTATCAGTCTTGGTTTTATTAGTGCTCTTGAAGTATGGCGTTCCTTCTTTCTCGGCATACATGTTAGCCTTAGTATAAGTATATAACCAATCGAATGGGGCTAGTGTATTAGGATCGCGTTGATGCTGTTGAAAGGAACCGGAAGCTTCTGCTTGGTTACGGAAGAAACTTTCAGGCGCATCTCTTGTCGCGTATTGAGCTTGCCAACCAGTGATCAAACCAATACCTGGATAGATGCCAGTTTGTCCCTGATCCGCTGGTATGCCGCACAGCGCCATTGGCGTATATGCAGGAATGTTATACAATGGCCCTTTACATAGATCAGCCGCATCAAGTGTAGGGATTAAGTTAGCATTCATTAGATCGCGCATAGTAAAGCGAACTGGTCTAACGGATGATTGCCAACGCCAACGAGAAAACCAATAGTGATAAGGAACACTGATAGTTTCAGTTGTTCCATTGCGAGTAGTAATGACAACTTGATAAGCGCCTAGATCAGAGATAGGCGTATACCAAGGATTACCAAACTCAAAAATCCATTCTTCTCTGCTACTGTTTTCATCTGGTCTATAGAAGACAGTGAAGTTAGGAAGTGTAGGACTAGTGCAAAGATAACATTGCTGGATGAAGTCGCCTTCAGGATCAATGAACGATTCAAGTTGTTCTTGTGGATAGAACAGATGAGTAGCCCCATCGCTCATAATAACGTTGGCGCTAACTGTAGCGGCAGCATCGGCAATTAGATCAACTGAGAACGATTGAACTATCATGGTGCAGTTACCGTAATGGCATATCCACCAGGAGCTAGACTAGTTGATCCGATAACAAGATAACAAGGAACCGAACCACTGTTGGTTAGATCAAACTTATTAGCATCAGGACCACCTAACTCTAGTTGTTCATCATAAGGATCACCAGAATGAGTTTCTACTGTAACTTCACCTAATTGCATTCCAGCATTATCAGTTGGCACTTGAACTGAAATGCCTTCTGCCGATCCATTGATCAACACTTGCATTACATCTGAACCCATGAGTTCAACTGTAAACGTATAAGTCATCTTTGGTGGCTTACCCATGTTCTCTACTCCTGGCGGGTTGTGTAGGTGAAGCACGTTACTAAGCAAGAATCATAGCACGGCCAATAGAAACAGTTGGTCCAAATCCAACTGAAAATCCCGAAGGGACAGCGCCAACAAATGCTGTAGCACCAAAATTTGTAGTCCAAGTGTTTAAACCACCACTAACCGCAAACGCAAATAAAGGAGTGCCTAAAACAGCAATATTAACGCCACCAACATTTGTAGCTGGATTATTAGCAACGTTGTTGTTCCAATTTCCCCCATCTGTTGCATTACGTGCCCAGATGCGTTGAGCAATAAAATCAACAGCAATTCCAAACGTTTTACTTAAAAGCAATGTGAGACCAGTCCCACTTTGAGTAACACCATTCACATAAGTGCTACCATTATAATATAAAGCTGCATTAACTCCATTTGTGCTCCATGCTGTATTAAGTATTGCGCTAGAATTAGCAATACCAAAAGCAGGACCAGAACCCGAATTAAACGTTGTTTCCCAATACCATTTACCTATACTTTCACTATAGATAGACCTTACACCACCATTAGCACTTGAAAATGCTACAGTTAAATTTCCATTAGATAAAGTAGCATTCGCTGTTTTATCTAAAGGATTCCAGGTAGTGGGCATTATACCCTCGCGGCCAATATAGTTATACCAACATCAGCTAATGTTGTATCTTGCGTAGCCGGAGCAACAATTTGTATTACATCACCAACTGCTAATGATCCACCAGCGCCAGCTAACGTGCAAGAGGTTTTGGATGCACTAGTAATAGTGATTGTTCCGAGTGCTGTTGTAGTGCCACCACTTATTTTGTTAACAGTAAATATTGCATTTGCTGTTGTTTGAGTTACATCATAAACACAAGTTCCAGCTAACAATGCTGGAATAGTAAGAGCCATAGCACATGGCACATTTACCACTGCATTTGCTGTAGGCTTACCAACAAAAGGAAAAGAAACGGGAACCTGTTGCACTGCTAATGGTAATGATGAATAGTCTAATCTACCACCAGAAACACCAAACCCTGAATTAGTTGCATTTACCCATTGGCTAGTATTACCGTCATTATACCAAAGATAAAGTTGAGTGCCGACACTATCCCACCACAAAGCATTAGCGGTTGGTGCTACTGGCGCAGTGTCCGATACAACAATGGTCGCAGCGCCAGCAGTAACAGCAGTATCTACATATTGTTTGGTAGCTATACCCAATGGGTCTGTTGGATTAGCAGCAACAGTAACAGGTTGTTTGAATGCTATACTTGTTGAGTTAAAATCTACAACAGTTACCACCAAACAAAAGCGATAGCATCCGTGAAGTTCTATTATAACTAAACGCATCTGTGCTATCGGCTGATAGTCCATACACATTATTAGAGACAGTAATAGACATGGCAAAGTCAGCAACCAATGCTGCTCTACCAACTCTCAGCGAACTAAAGATAGGTGTATTAGACCAAGCATTATTGCTTTGTGGAGTAGATGCGCCACCACGCGCGTAATACCAACCATCCTTAGCAGCTTCAGGTATAGTTCCAGAAGCCGAGAAAGCAATGTTGTCTACATACTGTTTAGTTGCAGCTTGAAGATTAGCAACAGGATCAGCATCAAGCGTAATCTTACCAGTCATAATGCCACCAGCCATCGGCAAGTATGGCCAGTTAGGCGTTCTTGTATCCTGTAGTTGAGTAATCTCTAAGCGCGCAGTTTCAAAGTTATCGCGAACGCTTTGCGTTGTTGGTGTTCCATAGATAGGCTTGGAGCTATCAATTTGTGAAGCCATTTATAGTGTCTCCATATTCATTATCCTGGAATCCCGCGTTGGTCCCAAATACTATTACCATCATCCCAAGTTGAATCGCCACGATCCCAAAGGGAAATAGTAACAGTGATTGGTGGTATATTCGATCCAGGCTTTCTAGCTAGTATGCCTATGCCAAAGCCATAGTATATACGCTGATTTTGAAAACCGAATGTATAGTCAGCATTAACATAGTAAGGCCAAAGCTTAACACCAGCCGCTTTAGGAATCATATAATCTAGTAGCTGCGATCTAGGATCGCTTTCCATTATGAAATCGTTTATGTATACACGCGCATTTGCATTACCCCAATCATCAACTCTTGTTCTAGTTACATGCAATGAATTGTTAAAGGCATAGATCAACTCTTCTGCTGTTCCATGTCCATTGTTCAAAGCTATCTTAAGATACAACAGTGTTCTGTATTCAATATCACCTAGGACAGTTGACTGTGAATAGGGTTCCCGCTTGCGTCGCATTCTGGCTTGGCCAAAGCCACGCCCAGATATCTGACTAGCAAAGCCAAAGAACGGAATGTAGATAGCATTATCTACTCTGCGAGTAATGCCAACAATAGAACCTATACCGTCTAACTGTAAACCTTCAGCGGTTTCTAGCCAACGCAAAGTGTATAAATCGTTTAGTGCTTTATCCAACAAGTTAAGTGGAGGATAAAACGCTTTACAAAAATTCTCAGTATTACTCTTACCAATGTGTTGAGCAAGCCAATGGTTCCACGCTATTTCAGCGTGATCATGAGGGAACGCCAGAAGGTCTGTTGTATCACTCATCTGACAGGTTCTATCACTACATTGACATGAGTAACATCAAACTGTGAAAGTTCTCTAGCATTGATAGCTATGTTATCCGGTTGATAATCTCCTGGCGCTGGGACAACGTTAGGATCGGTTTCCATTGCAACAGTTATATCCATCTTGCCAATGCCTGATACACCAGCATAGATAGGACCATAGAACCTTTGAACGATTACATCTTTACCGATACCAAAAGAGTTGCCTGTATTGGTTACTATCGTTTGTATTTGCGGCACGCCACTATCAGGAAACGTCTCTTCATCATAGAGGTAAACATGGATGTTAACCCAGATGTAAACAGGGATTGGGCGATTGAAGTTTATATCATGCGTATAACCAGAACTATCAGTAACGGTTACTGTCACATCTCCAAAGGTATCTATACCAGCAGCTTTAGTAAGAAAGATTTGTCTGGCTATTAAATCAGGATCACCACCATAGGCGATAACTTCAATGCTATGTGGTGGTCTACCTTCGCTATCATCTACATCTTCTTCATTCTCGTAAACCTCAACATTGGAGATGCCAGGGACATTCTGTTGTAGTGTTGCCTTGATACTTTCAAGAGTAGCAGCGCCAAGCCTAAAGACACCTAGATTATAGCGCAGTCTCAACTCATCATCAGTTTCCTGATTGCGCCCCAAATATCCAGAGACAATGTTGTTAACACTATCCCATCCAATCAATGTAGATACAATTTGATTTAACGAATTAGCTGATACATCCGCTGGCCCAAAAGTCTCCGCGGTAAAGTCCCCAACACAACCAATTAGTTCAAGTGTTATATTGGTTGATATCTGAAAGGTAAACGATATAGACTCAATACCGTATATCCTAATTTCATTAGCATCCAGTTCAATGTTAAACTCTGATGATAACAAGGATGTATATAGTGCAGTTGCTATATCAATAGGAGCATCACCAGTAACACATGTATATTGATATGTAATAGCGTTGACTTGTATCCAATAAACATCACTTACAACAGCAGTTTGAATAGCAACGGTTACATCAATAGCAGCTTGGCGAGTTATAGTTACATCTTCATCAAGCAGGAAATTGTCTTGGGTATTATTATTACGGATGATACTACCAGCGGGAACAATAGTGCCTTCGCTTCCATAGCAAACGCACCATGAAGAGGATGCCTGAGCGAATAAGCGCCTAACACCAGAAAAGCTAACGGCGTGATCCAAGTTAACGCCAGTAGCGGATATAGGATACATAGCATGGTAAACAGCTTCCGCAAGTTCCCACATAGTAGCTTCACGTTCAGCGAACGTATCTATGAATTGTCCTGTAAGACTATCAGGTCTAGTTTCAAAGGTAATCCCAGTGGTGAACTGTAAAGTGTCAATGATGGATTGGCGTATCTCTGGCAACCTCATACGAGTGAAGCCAGTTGGTAGAACACCATACATAGTTGTAGATACAAGATCAGACACGCGGTAGAACCTCCAATTTTACGGATTGTTCTATTGGTCCTAAATCAGTTTCACAACTAAATTGAACACCAAGTGTTCTTGCTTTACGATCCCAATCAACAACAAGACTATCAATAGCGATAACATTAGGGATACTATTAATATGGTTTCGCAGAATGGTTTCAAC